GGTTGGGGATCTATCATTCTCACCCAAACTTCTCTTGGGAAAAACAACTTCTGCCTCTAGAGTGCACGCAGCGCCGGAAGCAAAAGTAGCAGAAACTCCAGGTATGTATGACAAAGAATTGCTATCATCAGAATCATAGTATTGATAGGCCGTCGCACTATAGGCGCTTGCAGGCGAGTTCGATGCTGTAAGTCTGGTCTCTAAATCATCAAAATCAATATATCTTTTTCTTATTGATGTGTGAACATGATTATCTTTTAATTCGTATACGTCGTCTCTACTGTAAACATTTAATTTTACTAGCTCTTCGTCGACACCAAAACAACGCAAAAAATTACGAAGAGATGTAAAAGTACCTTTAGATTTTTGAATAAAAGATAAGTTATTGTAGATATTTTGGTAAATAATTCTCTTTACTTCATAAAGCTTCTTTTCGAATAATAGTTTTTCATCGCGCTCCAGGTACTGTGCTAAAATAGATGCTTGTTCGAACAATTCTGGAGCGTCATATCCCTTGCTTGTTAAAAGCCTATCCGCAAACGGCAGAGGCTTTTCATAATCATCATCATAAGGATAGTTTATATCTTTTAGCCTGGGGAGCTTCTCAATCTGAAGGAAAAAGTCATCAAAAAAGCTGGCCATTACTTGGGTTAAGTACTTAAGGTGTTTAGACTTCTTCTCATCTTCTTCTACTATCCAAGATGGCAATGATTTATAGATTGAAGAAATATTTTCAAAATCATGCATTGACCCAGTTGCCCTCTTACTCTCATAAAGAGATGACACACTAGGGTGGTACGAATAGACGATTGGATCCTGAAATTCTTTCTGTGCTGCATTGGAAAGGACGATTGCTGAGCCTGTCGATCTGGATCTGGAAGTGTTATAATTTACAAAATTACCATTCGAAATCCTTCCGGAGTAATCTAACACAGTTGAATCTGTTGCCGATACTTCTGTTATCCCCTCGTTAAATTTGTAATATACGCCTAAATCAACATAATTTGTCACTTCATCATGCTTGTCATTATCGGTATTTGTTCCTCCACCAACTTGATCTAGATAAAATCGTCCAATCTGTTGGCTGTTGCGAACAGTCTTCCAGTATCTAAATTCATCAAATGATGATGATAGTACATTGCCCCAGCCGACGTCGGCATATTTACCAGTCGCCGAAGACGATACAAAGTGGGCGCGTGCGCCTAGAGCGCCGACCATCGCACCATCGAACGCATTAACTGTATCGCTACTGGTTTGCTTCGACTTGTGTATGCCATCAACATATAAATTAGAGACGCTTTTGCTTCCTAGCGTCTCGAAGGTTACAGCGTAGTGACGCCACTCACTATCAGCGATATTCGCCAAGCCTGTGTCGTGAGTAATTGCTATAGAAGTGGAGCCAGAATCAACTTGTACATATATGTTTCCGTCGCGACTACCTTTAGAATATATTTCGAAATTTGAATATGTAGCAGCCGTAGATCCAGAGACCGCAGAATTGAAAAGATACTCTTTTCTATCAGCTCCTGTAGACACCCACCCCTCTTTTTTAAGCCAGAATTCAACAGTTATGCCTTTTCCGGGATCAAATTCTAAATTATTAGTTCTCTGGCTAGCAGTATGATAAATATTGGCCTTAGAGATGCCATCTTTTGAGGGGCCAGCGCCGAAATCGCTTTTATAATCTCCATCTGGGTCGGCGTTGGGGCCACCTTTTATAAAAATATACTCCGGAGCTGACGAACTTAATATACTATTCGAAACAGTGGCTGAGTGTGAGGAGGAGCCGCTGTTAAAAGAAACAAAACCATTTGTTCTAGGATATTCATTTTCAAATATGAATAAATCTAAGTAGCTGCTTTCGTTTTCCCACTCAATTTTCTCTGCTTGTGAGCCGTCGTAAGGATAGGTTTGATAGATTCTTTTTATGGAATCTTCATAATATAATTCTGCCAAGCCGAAGCGGGCGAAATTAGATGCGGTTGTGAAATCTACATCTGGGCGAAATCGGCGGCGTCTCTTTGAATAGGCATTGATATATCTAGAAGATTCTACATCCTCTCTTAAATCATCCTTGGTCTTGTTCCTTATGTGTTTTAAAGAATGACCTTTTTCAAAAAAATCCTTAATGCTCATGAATCATCCCAACTGTATATAATTAATTACTTTCAACTCTAAATTTAAACAGTTCTTCTTGCTCGCGCCATCCATCTGAGCCGTGATACAATAACTTAATTGCATACATATAGCCAGCTTCTAGAGTCGACATGTCTAAATCAAAATAGCTACCAGAATTATCGTATGATAGGTAAGTATGATACTTTGCACTAGAAGTTGAATTATTGATAACAGTAGAGTTATCAACAACACGAATAATTTCAAAAGAAGCGCTAGGGATTGTGGTTTTTTCTATCTCCTTGGAGGCTACAGTATAAAGAGTTGGAGAGAAATTTCTAGGCCTTGTAAATACTCTAAACCTTGCCGTCTCTTGATTGCTATAGCTCGATTTAAGGTTTGTTACTTTTGTTACATATTGATTAAAATCGTCAGATAACAGTACGGAAGAAGAATTAAAGTTTTTAACAGATATTGACCCTGTCTTGTATTCTCCACCAACGCTACCGGACCATATATCATGAAGAACAGAAGCAGTCGTGTTTAGATACAACTGCGCTTTATAGACGCCGGTACTCACCTTAGATGCAGAAGCCGAAGCTAACACCGCGCCGGCCGGGGCATCTGATACGCTCCCGTATAATTTAACTTTAATTGTCTCAGTGTGAGGTATATCCTTGAGTGAGCCGCGAATATAATTATAAAGATAAAGATTGTTTAAGTTCTCATTTGCTGGCGCCATGCTTGAGCTAGAATAGAAGTTGCCGCGGTCGTCCATTGTTCTAGAGTCCCAGCGCGCTTCAATAGTTGGCCTTTTAAAGAAAAATTCACTTGTCCTAGAAAAAAATCTTTTTGTATAAAAACTAGTCTTTTGACCGACAGTGTTGTGTAGTAGAGAGCCGCTATCAGCACCGGAAGAGTTTGACACATAAGCTTCCTGGCTGGAAGTTAGAAAAATGCCAAACCCATTGTTGTCTTGATTCCCCGCTAGCCATTCTTCTATCGCATCTGTCACATCAACAAGCAGGTCTTCATCGCCCCCAGAAAAAGAAGCTGTATAGTTAGGCATGCTAGATCCAGAAGTGTAAGAAGAAGAGTGAAAGTCTCCACCAACTTTAACCCAAGCTGTTGATTTTTCTCTGTTAATCCAGTTCGATCCTTCTATATAGTCCTTGGTTTTATCTTTGTAGCCCTCCATGTCCAAGCCATAGCCTTCCTGCCAAGATTGTGACACGGCTAAGACATTTAATGTATAGTCTCTTGGTAACTGTTCTGTGTGTCTGGCGTTGAACATCCTCAAATAGAAACTAACACTTCCAGAGCCTGGTATTGTTCCAGCTTCACGATCAGATTTTATACTATCCGAGCCTGTAACTTGAAATTTTATAAGTGTTCGAGACAGCTCGGCAGATGATGTAGTGTCGCCATGGCCATAAATAGAAAAAACCTCTAGAATATCTGCAGCGCCCATGTTAGAGCCGGTACCACGAGTAGATAAATCTACAGTAAAGGCGTTTGTTATAGTATTATCTTGTGTGGCAAAATATTTTTTAATTCCCATTATCTAATGGTTCCCTTTATATCCGAATTAGAATATTTTAGCTCATAAATTACATTTTCAGGAGCATACAATATTCTCCCATCAGCAGAAATATATTCCGAAAGATTCAAGACTTCATCAGAATACAGCCCGCCATTAACATTTTCTATCTTGACGTTGGTGACGTCGACGACTTCTTCCAAATTGTTTAATTTATCATATATGTTAGTTATATAGACGGGCTGGCCGATGTCTAGTTTTTGAGCAAATATCTTCTGCACTTCGTCAATAGCGGCATTTAAGGCTTCTAGCTTGTCCTGGTCGTAATTCACAACTGCGCTAAAGCTAATCTCTATATTTACAATGCGCGCGTCTAAAATATCGATAGTATCATTTATCATCTTATAGTTGTTAAGCCATGCCTTCAAGTTGTTTTTCAACATTGTACTGCTAGTAGATAAATTTCCACGAGCATCCTGTGACAAGACATATAAATTTAAATTTCTTTTAAACGAATCATGATCTCTCACAAGTTTTGCTCTTTTAATCTTTCCAAATTTAGCTGGCATTCTGTAAATCAACGCCTCATAGTCGGATGCTGTCACTGCGCGACTTTGCGTTGCAAATACATCATTTATCCTCTGTTTAAGCTCTGGAACTGTCGGCAAGCTCACGTCTCCCGTGATCGGCTCTTCGTTTGTTACTTCTAGGCTATTCTTTGTATAGTCAATCTTCGATGCATCAGTTGCCGCCCCCTTGAAGACAAACAGAGGCTGCCCTATCTGGTTTAGCGCTGCTGTCGCGACATTGACATTATCGACGTTAGTGGTGCGATATACAACACGCAAAGATGTATTCGCTGGCGCAACGCCAAACTTATCATTTTCTAATAGTTTTGATGGATCAAAAGTCAAAGAATTTTCATAATCTTTACCATGCATCTTCAAAACAACATTAGAAGGATGTGTAGTGTTGTCTGTCTTTAGAGAGGACTCAGAGCCATATCCGAATTTAATAAATATTTGCCCATTTCTATTAAACGTTGTGAATCTTCTTGGTGCCGAGGTTGTTACTAAAATATTAGGAACTTGATCTCTGGTATCTGGGTCTTTATTTACTACTGTTCTGAAAATTGTATCTTGTGATAAATAATCTACTTCATAATATTCGTGGCCATCGTCGTCCGTCACGGAGACAATTTCAGTAATATTATTGTCTGTAATGGGTACGGTTAAAAATCTTTGAAAATCTCCAACAGATACACTTTGTTCTTTTGTTTCTCCGGAGATAACCCTGCCGTGTGCCTTAACTGCAAAAGAAGTTGGCGAGCCATCATCAGGATCCGCTGTAGCAACAACAATCTCATTGTCTTTATTGGCGAAATCTATATCTTCTATCAAAGAAAATACCTGTCCTGATGTAGACGAGAACCGACTACCATGGGCGAGAACTGGCAGATAGTCAGTATCAGGGCCTGTGCCATTGGCGTCCGATTTCACTAAGATATACAAAGTCACCAGTCCAAAAGAATTTGCTTTCAGAGGCTGCTTGTATCCAGCCTGCTCGCCCAGTCTTACTATGTTGTCATATTCTGCAGCTGTGTCCAAAAAGGATTCGTTTGCTTGATAATCTAGATAAAAAGATAGCACATCTCCAACATATGACACAGTATCCAGCATCAAAGAGCCGAAACTAGCTTCAGAAAAATCCTTAAAGACATCTGGATAATAGCGCTTTGTATAATTAACCAAGCCTTCCTTGATCGAGCTAAAATCTCTATCAGTATATCTTATAAGTTTTTTATCTTTTTTTGCCATTATTATGTAATGTCCTCAGCGTATAATGTTAAATCTGCTTCTAAATTTAAGCTTGCAACTTCGTATCGTATCTCAATAGACAAAATTTGAGAATCCAAAGCTTCATCCGGCTGCAATCCAGAGTCGAAATGCATGCTCTTTATTCTAACAAAGGGCATATATCTATCGATCTGTTTTTTTATTCTCTGCTTTATCTTAGGAATTACATTAACCTTGGGTTCAAATAAGAAATGCTTGAGGCCTACGCCAAAGTCTGCATTCATAACGCGTTCGCCAGGTGAAGTTAATAATAGATTTTTAAAATTTTGGTGAACCTCTTCCTTATAGTTCTGTACTAGAGAATAAAGTCCATTTTTTTCATCCCGACTTAGAGGCAGTGTTGGGCCTATACCGTTCATTGTTCGTCCCTCTTATCATAATTCGTCTTCACAATTTGGATTATCCTCATCGGCGCCGGTATCCATGGCGTCATCCTGTTGTTCTTCATATACACCTATAAGTAGTAACGCAATATAAATCATACCAGGAATGGTACTAGGTGGTCCGACGCCTGTAATGAAGAGAGGATTAACAGGTGGCATGCCGCCGCCGAAGGGCATCCATGTAGGTAGCATGCCAGCCCAAAGGCCAGGGATCATGTAGGGCGATCCGAGAGTATTTTTAATCTTTCTTTTTGTATTTTTAATCTTTCTCTTCATGACAACAATTGTGTCTTGCAATTCTTGTTTAGTATTCTCTAGATCTTCGTCCAGTTTCAGATAATCTTTTTTCATCTGTTCTAAGGCTTCAACGTCCTCTTTTATGCTATCTATAGTAGTCTTTAGCTCTGTCACATCAATATCGCCTAGAATTTCACTTGAAGGAAAATTATAACAAGGCGCATCGCCTTCAGCATCAGCACATTCAGGATGAATTATTATCTCCCAATCTTTTACGGCGCTGCCGACAATATTTACTGTCGCTATGCCAGGCTGCTGCTTTGCAGGATCTGGCTTAAGTTCTCCGGGAAGATTATCTATGGCCATCTGTATTGGAATGGCGCCGGCGCTGAGCTGCATCTCTATTTGTCTCTTGGCGTTCTCCACCTTCATAATTGTATTATTTATCGTCTGCTCGCTCAAAGCTACAGACTGTTCTAGAGCTGCAATAACAGACTCAGATATCGCAGTCGCTATATCGACAACCAGCTTAGCAATCATAACAGCCGGATCTGTAATTTCAACAAATCCTTTCAAAATATGCAGAGGAGTCATAATAAGAATTCTTAAAATCTGCTTCCTTAGATTGGGGACGTTCGTGTCGACGCCCATGTCTCCTGCTATAGCAAGCTCCTCCAAGGTTTGTTTTATAGGATCAGGAACAAATTTATAATCAGACGACTCTAGCAAGGATTTTAAAGTAAGCAAGAGAGAATATTTTGTCTCATCAAGTATATCAGTTGGCTCAGGAATGAACTTAGATAAGCCATCGCCGGCATATAGGAAAGCCAAAGTCATATACCTTCTCATAGGAAATAAATTTTCAAAAAGAAGTCTAAATTCAGGAGTCGCTTTAAGATTTTCTAGTTGTACCTTGGCTAAGTTTTTATAATAAAATTGGTCTGCAGAGTTAACATAGCTTTGAACAATTTTAGGATTGCTAAGCAGCCACTCATGAACTTTTTCTGCAGACGCATCTACAGGCGGGACATTATCTATACGAGGTCCTGCGCCGCCGGTATATCCTCCAAGATCGTGGGCCCCAGGAAGTCGACCCAGCTCGTTTAATGAATAATTCTTGCCGTCGACATTAAAGCTTCTAGCCAAAGGTATGCCTTGTTCATCAAGAAAACTCAAGGTGTGTTCTGTCTCGATGATTGGTATATGTATCTCTCTTAATACGCTCTTGCCGGAGAAGTTGTCGTGTGATTCCTTTGTCGTATTTAAGTATGGAGCTTGGTTTACAAATGTCTTTCCCCTCTTTATCGCGTCCAAAGACAGCCAGCTATGAAGAGTAGGCCAGAAATTAAATCCATCATCCTGTACATCTGCGATCGGGCGGGAAGTTATATAGCTCATCCTTAAACCAAATCTAATTTCTTTAAAAAATGGATACAGCCCATGTTCTAAAAATATTAATTTTTTATCAGGATCGGAATAAATATCTTTCAAAAATACATGTCGATAATAATGATTCCAAACTGAAAATGGCACATAGTCATAAACATGCGCATTATAAAAATTATTGCCACTGCGCCACTCTGCATGTATTGGATCGGGCCCGAGTACTGAATCGACGGTGAACTCATGTTGCAAGACAGGATCGTCGCAGGGTTCGCCGTCGGGGCCGACCTGCTGATAGACTTTAACGTCCAGCTTTTCACGATCAACAGAAGTTGAGTCGACAATATAAACGTAGGGCTGTATTATGATATTTCCCAATTTTTCATTTAATGAATTGCGGATTGTACCATCAAGAAAATTTTCCTTAGAAGATGGTAGAAAATGCCCAAGATATTTTTCTTGAAAAACTCTGTCTTGTTTAGCCAATTCACGGGGAGAACCCCAAGAGTCCGGGCGATTATCTATTATTTCATCTCGCAAGGTTTTATTTGGCGTATCCCATGAGAAAGGCTGTCGATCATGGTGTAAAAGAAGCTCCTTGAAGTTATTCCATCCGACATGCTCCATTGCCTCAGAAGCTTCTTCAACATCTTCGGCAGTGGGGGATCCAACAATAAAAGGATCGAATCCGTCAGTGCTAGAATAATCATCATATCGTGTTGCAGAAAAATCTTTGCCGGCTTTTTGCGACCAATGAGGTGCGGCAGACCACGGCCTAGGATGGTAATTCAAAGGAAGTGAGTACATATAGTTTTTTTGATTGTTCTTGGAGTTCATTCCAAACAAGTCCGAAGGATTTTCATATACCTCCGACCAGGTGCTGTCAGAATCAAGTCTCATGGACTGCAAATAAGGATCGCCGTGGGCGTGAACTGCATCTTCTAAGTTTGAATCGCCGATTGTATAATAGCCACCGCGTTTGCCAGAGCCATAGTTCATTGTATAGATATTTTGGTTAAAGTGCACATCTACAACATAATCATAGCCGCCAAGATAGGGGTCCCAGCCAGTTTTAAGAGAAGTCTTCCAAGAATCCTCATCAGCTTGGGCTTCGGCTAATCTTTTCTCATTTTTCTTTAAAAAATCTGGATCGGATGTCCGGACAATGTTAAGCTGTAGGTCGGTAGATAGAGGACTACTATTTGAGAAAATACCTTTTATAACACTAGCTATATTCTCACCTTCTTTACTGATGAGGTATTCTAATCCGCTAGTTTTAGTTCTAAGCAGGAAAGACTCATAGTCTGTTATGCCCTCTTCCTTCCTGATAATATCATTAACATATTCAGCTAGAAGTCCTATTTCTGGTATATCTTCCCTTATATTTCTAATAATAATGCCAGCAATGGCACTATCTTTAAAAACCTCAGAGACATCTATGCTGTCCCAGGAAATAAGGCTAGCCAAGCACATCTCTAAACAATAAACTTTAACAAGGAGCATAATAACTCCTTCAATCAAAGATTTCTTTACAGCGTTTTCTTCTTGAGCGACGTCCTCATAGACGTCGCGACAAACGGACTTTTTATAAAATTTAATTATCTTAGGCTTGACTTCTTTTAAATTAAAAAAGTCTGTCTCGACATTTTCGAGATCTTTTCTGGGGACTACCCCTAATTCGTCAAAAACTTGTCGACACCTAGGATCGACTTTGCTTTTATTGAGAGGGTTTCTCAAAATCTTCTTCCATAATTTTTTCATAAACTTTCTCTCGTGAAGGCGAGACTGGGAAAGTTTAGATAACATCTGATTAGAATAGGCATATTGCAGCGCACTATAGCCGTATCTTGATAAGATAAATTCTAATCTTTTATCGAATACTTCGGGTGGAGAAGAGTTATATTTTTCAGCAAACTTTCTATATTTATGAGTAAGCAATTTGCCAAATATTTGAGCTTTGAAGTTGCTCTTTACGAGATTGTAGGCGTTTCCGGGCAGAGTGTCAAGACGTAGATAATCTGTCCCTGCAACGTCCTGGTGGACACTTACTAGATCTCCAAATACATCTGAAATACTTTGCCAATTATCAAGTATCTCATCAGTGCTGCTCATTCCTATTTCCTTAAGGAGATCTTGAATATCATCATCTAATTTTTTGGCATGAAGATAATTATAAAGAGGCCTATCAAGCGTAGAAGCGCCATCTCGAATGGGATCCGGCGGGAGTGAGCCAACCTCTCCTTGTGCAGATGAGTAACTAGTCTGCTTTAACTTAGACTTGATCAGCGTGTATGTATCATATATATCTGATTCTTGCCATTCGCGATGGCCATCGAAGTCTGAAAGCATGTTTTGATAAACAAGTTTATGGTCTTGCTGAAGCCATTGTAATTGATCGGTGATTGAAATTATATCACTATCAACCGTGTCCATTCCATTGGTGAACAATTCCAGCATTTGGTCCCTTTGTTGAGACGCATTAATTCCCGCTACCTCTTTTGGCTGTATTTCGGTAAACGGCAAATCATACATAATAACATTAGGATTAAAATTTGCTTTATCCTCTAGTAAAAGCTGATCTTCATACGCGTTAGCCACGCCAGGAGAATATCCAAATGATGGAGGATATATTTCAGGCATCTGTAGTGAATCATAAAGTTCCGGATTTACTTTTTTATTCTCCATGCTGAAATGGCTAGTTAGTTCATCAGCATCTTTATTTAAGATATTATTGGGATCTCTAAAGCCTTCCTCGAACATAACCATAATAGGGCATATACCTGTTGTATTATAGAAAACAGTCGCGCTGGAGTGGGCGGCACCATCTAGGACGTGGCGAATGCCGTCTTCTGTTGATGCAGGGTCTGTGTCGACCAAGTGTAGCCTGTTGATTCCTAATCCAAAAATAACTCCTTTTATGGCTGAAAAATTGCTAAACTCTGGAAACATTTTCTCAATCCGCGACTTCTCCAAGCCAGTCGCCTCAGCGACGGTCAGCTCCATGAATCGTTCAACCAATGTTGTATCTTCTGAAAGGGACTGTGTTGAGCGCACCTGAAGCAGGCGGTCTGCTGCGGCCTTAACACCGCGCCAGGAGTCCAAATGCTCCGGGGTGCCAGAACCTCTTTCTAGTGTCTTTGTTTCCTCATCTATAAACGCCCCAAGATACATCTGACACATTGGCAACCAATATAGCGGATTTTGGTGAATATCTATTAGTTTTGTATCGAGAGGATAAACTTTATGAAGCCAAGCCTCCTGCATGCCATAGTGATTTTTATTTTTTGCCTGAATCGCTCCGGAGTCGTCTTTAAAGCTTGTTTCGCCAGACTTGTTTCTCCAGGGTGACACAGGCAGATATTCATACATCTTGCTGTCATTCGAATAACCTAATTTCCGATCAAGCCTAAAAACAATATCAGGAGTGTACACAAATGCATCAAGTCCGTAGCGGTCGTCGCCGGTGCCGAACATCGGCTTTATAATTTCTCCAAATTGTTTTACTAAAAACGCGCTAACTTCTTCTGTATCAACCTGCGCATCATCGGGAAGCTGCTCGTCTTCTTGTAGGCCATAGCCGCCTTCGGCGGCAGGAGTTTGCAAATAAAGATCTTTAAGCAAGCCTGCTGCTTTCTTAATATCAGACGGCACTTTCTGCTTCTTGTGATTTGCATCGTAGAGATTGTAAACACTTTCAATTGTCAGAGGCTTGATGGTGGAAAAATAACGGCCGGCGTTCTTGGTGGAGCTTTGGGATGCGGCATGCTCAAAACGAACATCAAGCTGATCCGAAGCAAAACCAGGCATATTCGCGCTTTCAGAAGCGGCATGATTATCATCAGGATCGTTGCGGTCGTATCCATAATGAAAATATTTTCCATATGTAAGATTATATGTCTCATTAAGGGGAGTTTTAAAGTGTTGGCTAGTAGGACCTGCGTTGCCACAAACATACGCCACGCACTGCTTAATATAAGGATCACTGACTGCATCGGTGAACATCTTGTGAGCTTCTCGCATCTCTTCAGGATCTGAGACTGTTAATAAGGCTCGGGGCGGCATAGAGAAGAATCTTAGACTTCTTAAATCCTCCATCAAAGATCCCTTTGCGAAAGTTAGTATATTATCAGTCACCCTCTCTACAGAATCCTGAATTGCTTCTGGTAATTGAAAAAACCCTTGAGGGCCACAAGGCTCGGGAAGCACACCATCAAGCACATTTCCTCCACCGGCATCCGAATTGAATAGCAGACTGGCCATGTCTTTTACGGTATTTTCCAGATCTTCTATTTCTTTCTTTATCTGCGCGTCACATTCCTCTTCGGTCAGACCTTGCGACATCAACTCCTTGCAGCGAATATCATATTCATAATCCGGAAGATTGCAATCTCCTAGATCAATAGGGTCTACGCCCTGTATAACATTGCAAATATCCAAATTAGGCAAAGCCTCGCCCATCTGCAGAAAGACAGTTGCGACGTCATCCACAGATTCAAAAACAGAAGATAGCTCTGGATATGCAGAAAAATGTGCAAAAACGTCTTTCAAAGTTTTCTCAGTCGCGTCCCCTTGCAAAAGCGCACAAAGTTGACCTGGCGAAAGTTTGTCAAACAAGTCGTTGGTTGGGTTTAAAAATTCTTCTATTGGCAAGCCTGTGTCTCGCATTGCCGCGGCCAATGTCGGAATAGGGACAGTTTCCGGAGTTATAGATCGACCAGATGGTCCGATGTCGTCCTCTTCGAAACACTTTTGTAAAGCGTCCTTGATTATAACACTAAGAATCTGACCAAGCATTAAACCAATCATATTCAGGGTAGCATGTAGCAACAGCCGCCCATAATTTCCTATTAATTTATCAGTTGTAAGCTGATCCGCGAACTTCATTGTTGGAATAAGAGTTCTTGGATTTAGAATTCTCTTTAAATTATCCCAGTAGTTTGTACTCCAGTCACCCAAATCCATCTTGCCAACGCCTCGCATCAATTGAAGCAAAGGCCCTACTAGCGCTTCGCAGATCTGCCCTAGATCTAAGCCAGCATCTATTAACTTTCTATAGAATTCTTCAGCAGCTTTTCTTCTAGAACTTTTCTCCTCTTCCGTCTCGGAATTTGGTAGTTCTCGATCCACATTAATAGAACTTGCAAGACGAGATTCGTCAGAAATCCCTGCCTGGCCAGGGGACTGAAGATAATATTCATATTGAGATTCGACTGGCTCTAGCATGCCTTGTATAATCAAATTTGCATTGATTTCGCCGTCTGAATAGCCCGCATCTTTTATTCTTTGTTTATGATCCTCAATGGACAATTCATCAAAATTTGATGATGTCTTTAGTTGAATATCTACCCCCTGTCGTTCAATCTGTAAAATAGCTTCCACAATTGACGAATCATATTTTTCACTAATAGCTAGTGCGGTAGCTGTCGGCGCATCTTTAAACAGTGGATTTAATTTATTACCAGAAACAACATAAGAAAGATCTTCCTCTTTTAAGATCGATCCATCTGAATACTTGTCAATAATTGCATTTGATTCTTCATCCAGCAAAAACGATGGGTCACCCAGCATAGGAGCCAGGTGTGGGAAAATATCAAGAATATCCTTTCTAATCTGGCTAACGCCTCGCAACTCAATGAGTTTTATTATCGCCTCTTCGCACAAAGCGGCTGCTGTCAGCTTTACGCCGAGCTTGTGTTGTAGGCATGCCATAAGCAGCGCCATAAGGCTAGCCGGATCGAGCCCATGGAGCACAGAACCGTAAAATATTTTAAATGCCCCGGAAGAACCGGCATTCTTTGAAGCAACCTCAAGTTGATCTGATTTTTGTTGTAGAGCTTTTTTAGTTGATTCTGGATCTGTTGCTGGCGTTGGTTTACCCCATTCTTCATAAAAAGCTTCCTTGCATTTGGGGTTGTTGGCCAAGATGTCATATAGCTTCTTTTGCTCACCTGAAATAACAGACCCTGTGAATCTTAGTTGTTCAAGAATTTCTTTGCAATCTATCTTCTCTTCATCAAACCTGCGGTCGCGAGATGTATATATTTTCAACGGTGGAACCGTATAGCTCTGTAAGAAATCAAGCCACTTATCTTTTGCATCCTCTTTTGGGATGCTCTTGCCAAAAACATCTACTATATTTTTGTACATCATCAAGTAATGAAGTGTCCTAGATCCTTGGATGCCTTCGAATTTTGATCTAAACCAATTCAAAGCCTGTGTAGCCTCGAAGCCGGAACGCTTAAGCTGCTCAGGATCTATATAGGGGTCGAGATGCTGCAGATCGAATAGTGTTTTTTCGACGGATCCAAGATCTGACCCGGGTGAAGGGGTGAGCATATCCGGAGAATATAAGATGTATGATATTGTCTGTCGCACATCTCCGCCATCCTTGTTATTGTCTTTCAAGCCAATTTGTATCAAGTGATCTGGTGTGCTATCGACATGTGTACCTTGGGAAACATACCGCAAGGCTAAAGACTCCTTATCGGTTGCAACAGGAAAAGCTTGTCGAGCAAGAAAATCGTCTAATAAAGTTGGGAATTTCTTTAAATTTTCAATCTGCTGTTGGGGGTCCCAATCAATGTCATTAGGATTCTTTATCACTCCGCCAGTTTGTTTATGAGCGTCATGTCTTGTTTTTATATCTTCAAAAATTTTCACCAAAGAATCAACAGCAGGGCGGACTTCTTTAAGTCGCATAGAAAAAGCGTAATTACGTCCAGTTGAAAATTCTGATTCTTCAGAAAAATTTCTTCCGTATAATTTCTTCGAATCGGGGAATGCGTCGATATAACTTACAGGTATCGCAAAAAGAACCTTTTGATTGTTAGGATTAGGGCCTGCTGTAGCAAGATTTGTCTCGACAGGAATAAAGTACTCCTCTTTAAGAGACTTATATAAAGTACCATCGCCTTTCGGTGTATCTAGACTTTTATTAAGATACTTCAATAAATCATCGAATGCTTTATCTCTGATTTGTACAATCGTTTCATTCTTTGCCTCGCCCTTAGTCTGTTCAAGTTTCTCCTTGTAAGAGTCAGACCCAATATCTATATTAGGCTCGGCAACTTCCAACTCTTCTTGAAGTTGTGCGGTATCCTTTCTGGCGCCGTCGCCAACTATAAAATAAAAATATCCTTCCGAATAGCGCAAAGTTGGCTTAGATTGAAGATTCTTTGCTTCATATTTTGTACCTTCATTGGTCTTGGCAAAATTAAAATAAGCCATACGGACATCGAGCGGATCAAGCCCTTTCCATTTTAAATTCGAATCAGAAATTAAACTTGTTCCATCTGGCAGCTCTATAAAGGGATTTTCAAGCTCTGGTTCGCCTACACCATGTTTTTTATAGTTCACCCTCTTTGAGACGAGCGGATCAGCTAGCTGGGCGCCGACAAGACGACGTACGTATTGAGATTTAGTGTATAGAGGCCGAGTAAATTTATTTGTAATTTGACTTAATTTACTTCTTGTGATTTTCTTTTGATTAGGCTCTCCGAATAAAGGTATAGGGTCTATATCTGTATCAGATATTTCGCCTTCGTCCACTAAAAAGCCAACCCAAATTCCAGTCTCTGAGTGTACCACTTCTGTGACATGAATTCTGGTACCTATGGGAAATTCAACCCCATCACTTTCATAATTATTGTCGCCTTCTTTAGGCCTCACAAAATTACCACTACTGTCAATCAAATAAAAGTCAGGATCATCCCAGCCAACTTCAGTCACTGTTTCATTTTGTGGATCGCCCTTTGAAGGCGAAGTCCTTACGGGCACATAAGGACGATTCCTCCGGCCGCCGGACTTGCCAGGAGCAAGATTTAAGCCAATATAGTGATTGGATGTAGCTGCCGAATTAAAGGCCATGCTGCTTTCAAGATCTGCATCATCTTGTATTGTCTCTGGGCCTAGGAGATTAGTAAAAGGTGGTGGCTTTATTTCTCTTCTTGTCGTTATGCCGCCATATTTTGTTTCATCTAGAAAATCAATAGCCGCAGTAATAGCATTGTTATAAATGCCGACAAATTCCAACACATCGTCGGCATCTCCCAGCGCAAACAAGCTCTTAAGGTAGTATTCGTCCCTATAAAGTAGCTTGTTTGCCAGCGCAATCTTTAAATCTTCAACATATGTAGCAACTTTTGGAGCTAAAATTTTCTTAAAGAAATCAACATCATCTTTATTTGGGTCGCACGTAGGGCAGAGAGGGCCCTCGGCAAATCCGAGAAAGCCGTCGCTGGTGTCTTCAAGAAACTGTTGTGAGTTTTGTGCAATAAAATTTAATTTATCAAGCAAAGACTGTGCTTGGACAAGGTCATCCTGAGCTATTAGGCCAGAGCCATCAGGGGGAGACCATGCAAGATCAACAGTGGGCGCACCAGTGAACCAGCCAGATCGCGTCTCTTCTAGCGCTAGTTCAACAAATGTTTCCCATTTTTGCTTTTCGTTTTCGTAAGACATCTTTACCTATATTATCAATTAGTTTCCTTTATTGAATCTGCTGTTAATATATGTTGAGCCAAGTTCCATTAAATAATTTTTCTTAAAATTTGTTAAATTTGTGATTTGCTTAAGAACAGAAAAATCTGTTTTTGTTGTTGTCTCTATATTACACAAAAGATCGCTTATCATCGTCTCTCCTGACGGAAGAGTCGGATGAGCAAAGAACGTTGTAATATGCTTGTGATTCGCAACAGCATTATTGAACTTTCTCTGATACTTTGTCCAAGCATGAAAATATTGTGCTAAATCTTCTATATAATCGACAATTTTAAATAATGCTTCAGATAGATTGTCCCCCAATACTAGCGGCTGGAGACCGTCTTCGTCATTGTTGGCCATCAAATGAATTCCGGAAAATTGACGTACAGTGCCGCCTTGCGAATTCTTTCGATCCGTATTCGTTACCAGTTTTAAACTTTCTCGGCCGACCAGCCTTACGTTGTCGGCTTTAATCGCGATACCAGATTTTGCATCAGTTCTGAAGTAGCTTTCCTCGGCGCCGATAGAGAAATTTCTGTCAATATCTGTTTTTTGAGAAATAATAATCCTAGCTGCATCCAGGGCAAAATTAGGATTAGTATATGACTTTTTTCCAGTTGCGTCGACCTGTTGCGGATTGTGGCCGCCTGCGCCAGCTACAAGGTCGATCGAGTCACATTGTGTGTGCCCCTTGCCTCCATAGCCAGTATGGAAGTGATTTACTCTGTCGTTTCCTAAGACTATAAAACAATTATTATCAGGTCCGCGTATCTCTAGTTCGCTAGGTACGCTAACACGATTTATACGAGGCTGGATTTTCTTTTCTCCAAAAACACCCAATATGCCTTTATGCGCGCGCTCTTCCAAAGGCGCTTTTTCTATCTTTTTTCTAATATCAGGAGGTAGCCCTTGGAGATCGCGCGCCTTCTTAAGAAGGGCCTCAAGCTCTATAGGAGGCATAGCCATTAAATCTTCTAAAGACACTCCAGGGATATCTGGCGCTTTTCCAGCTTTATCAGCCTGAAGCTCTGCCACGCTTTGAGACGCCGTGCCTCCGGGGGCAGCCGGGTCAACTTCGGTGGGCTGGGGTGATGATGCTGGAGGCCCGGCGCCGACTGGAGATTTGGCTTGCGATGGGGGCACTCCGTCAAATTCCAGACCTTCGTCAATTTTTTGTAAAAAATAACTGTCTGCTTCAGCTTGGTCTGTAAAAGACTTCTTTTCTACCAGAGAGCCATTCTCATCAAATACTTCAAAATGATAGTTTGTCTGTAGTCCGTCTTTCGTTGAGTTATTTACCTGATATGTTTTAACCTGTCCGCCGGCTGCGATATCAAAGTCCATTTCGTTTCCTTATTGTCCGTATTCAGCTGCCACTTCTTCTATATCGTCCCACTTTATAAGACGACCTCCTAGTGATTCTCCGCTCCAAAAATGAAAATGCATATGATCGTCAATATTTGCATCAGACCAAGAAACTGCGTTCACTCGCGCAACGACGTCTTTTATGCCATATATAGCATCTATTCTTCTTTGCTCGGCGGGACTCCATATATTTCCACCTCGCCATCTTCGCTTCATGAAAAACGAGTTACCCCACTTCATGCCAGATAATTCACAAAATGTTAACATCCAAAGTGTGGGGTTGGCGCCTACTGGAACAATCGTCGAACCATCGGCAAATTCCATAACATCTTCGTAGCTATCTTCTGTCTTTCTATATCCATCAGTATCAAAAAGATCATCCCATTCTTCTGCCTGGCGCAGACGCCGGCCGAAGCCAAAAAAATCTTCATATACATTATCGCTGGTGGTTCCAAAATCAAAACCTACAGTAGGATTATACCATGGCCCATCCCAGTATTTTCTTCCGCGCCAGACTCCAAGACGTTCAAGTTCTTCGCGGTGTTTATCAATATCGGGAGACCACATACCAGTCCATGCACTGAAGAAGGGATCGCCGGCAGAGTAGCCATTTATGAATGGATCAACCGATAAAGCAAGGCCTAGAGAATATAGCGACAGGCCAGATTTATAGGCAGTCACGCCGCCTCGGCCGGCGGCACCTTTTATACCCTCCATAATTCGAAAAGGCACATAATTTGATTGAGCGCATGCGGCTGACCATGCTTTTTCTAGAATCGGCGCAAGGCAATTCCAAACAGGAGGAGATCGCAAATTAACAACTGTGTTGTCCGGGCCTCGGGCTTTATATCTAAAAGTGCCTGTTTTGTAGCCTATGCCAGCATTTAAAATTCCGGTCTTGTTTTTCGATGCATTGCTAGATGTCAACATTTCGCTTTTCTTAGGAAAAAATGGTATTAATTTAGCTAAATCAGAATAATTTTCAGGTACTGGAATTTTGGATTTGCAGTTTATTATTCCTAGAGACTCAGACATATCTGTCGACAGCAAAGATGGATCTGGGTATCCTCCCGCATTTAACGATCTTAGACTAAAAGGATTAACAACACACTCAGGGTCTCGCCCAGATGGTTTGGCGGTTTTTAACTCTTCCTTCAAGACAGATATGGTTTTTTGTAGAGCAGATTTAATGCCTATAGAGCGTGCGACGTCTCCTAGATGGCCGTGACTTTCAGCGTTTCCTGCAATGCCAATACTTATTTGTAACTTTTCTAAAGTATTAAAATGATAAACCCCAAAAGCTTGATTATAATTCTTCCAAAGCTCTTCATGATTAAAGTCTTCTATTGTCTGCTCTGTTGCGGTAAGTGCTTCTTCAAATCCCTTGAGGGCGGCCTCTACCAGTTCTTTGTCTGAGCCGACATTGTTTATCACATCTTGATGGGCTGACAGTGTTGACAATTCATAGTATCGCTTGCGTGCATTTAGATACTTTTTATATCTAGCCTCCAGCGGGCTCCCGGAGTGAAAAACCAATTTTTCCTTATCATTACAATATACTGCATAAGGCCTCTCATTATTAATCTCCAGGGTGCAAAGATTGTCGCCACCATGGCCAAAGAAGGTGCCAGTGGGGTTTCCCTGGGCGGCAAAATCATATAAAAACTCTTCAAACGATGAAATCACAGCATTCAAAAGGATCAATTCTTTACTATATATTGCTTTCGCAGCATTCCCCCTCTTCGCGGCAAGAGCTTGGGCATGATTCGGCATTGTGCCGGCTCCTGGCTGTTCTCCTGCTCTCGAAATAGATTTTTGTGGAAGAGTAATGTCTTTGAGGAAGGTGTTCTTCATAGACATGACATATCCAGCCGGGGGCCAGGGGCTTGTATTTGTAACAAATAAATTCACACTATTCCTTGACAAGCTTGCACCATCTACAAGGGCAGAAAATTTCTGTTCTCCGGGGGCGCCAGAGGCCTTATACGTTTGAGAAAACTTTTCACCCAAGCCAATTTTATTAAAAAATTTCTTTGCTCCGGGATTTACGCTAGTAAAAGGAGTTACATAATTAAACTCAATCGTCTGAGTGAGGTCCTCTGTTTTAAATAGGAGATAATCCTCATAAATTGTATAAGATGGAATGGAGGGAAATAGATGATAGCTATCATTGTCCATTCCCGAATCAATAAAATCTACACGATTAATATCAACATTTCTAACACCAGTTTCTGCCCGAGAGTGAGAAGGGCTATTAGAAATTCTCTGCACCATGGAGGCGAAGTTCACGCCGCCTAGGCCATCGGCCAATATAGAGATATATGAAATTTTATCTCGTACATTTCCTAAATGTTCGTTTAAAACACCCACCACTTCTTCGTGAAAAAGTCCAAAATTACCGCCAGTAAAAGATCCATCAAAAGTTGAAAATTCTCTCTCTCTGAGACGTGTCACGCTTAAAACAGATTCATTAAGAAAAGTCTCTGTGGGAGTGAATCCGGGATCTTCGAAAAGATCGGTGCCTCCTAGGCCCTCCTTATATCCAACGCTGATAGGTATATCATCTAAATATTGTCTAATGACAGATAATAATTTTTCGTTCTGTATACCTTCAGGATGGACTCTCACAAGATTAATGTCAGGAGGAGAATGAGATATTCCAGCGCCAATATTTGCCCCAGTTAAGAGCCCGCTTAGGCGATTGGCGCCGCCATCGTGAGCCATAGTGCCAAAACCTCTTGAATACATCATCTCGGGAATAACCAGAACAAAATTTCTCCCTTCTTTAATCAAATCTTTTATACCTGGGCCTAGAATATCACGAAAGTCGTTTGGCTCAGGGGTAGTTGCGGCGTCGCGTGCTTGAGCTGTAGTGGTGTTTGGCCCATTCACCCACGCATGTCCGAAGCCGCCTACATCATGAAAATAATATTTTATTTCAATTGGAGCAGAGAGATCCAAAAATTTTGATGCATAAATAATAGTCTCGCGCCCTAAAGATAACGGCCTATCTAATAAATCCAAATATCCATTATTTTTTAAGTGGCCGGCCCATATAAAAGCATTATTAGGGCCCGGAGCGCGTCCTGGAATTTTATGTACAGGGCTTGGTGCCGATAAGTTAAGTGCTGCATCGAAGTGCTCTTTTGTTTGTGCAGTACCGTTTCCATAAAAGCCAGTCTTTATCTTACCCTTAACTTTTCTAATTGGCAAATCAGATTTAATGTCAGAAACAGTGCTACCAACAAAAAGACCAGGGCCGGGGCCCTCGTCGATTCGAGGCTGCTTACATTCTGGCGGCTTGAACTTATCCAAGGCAGACTTTTTGACCTCCTCAAGATGTGGAATTGGCGTATCTTCTATTACTCCAACTATGATACCTGACGGCTTCCCAGAGGCACCAGTTGGCCGAGGATTAAATTCAATCTGTATTATTGAGTTGACGGAAATCTTTTGCGCCTCTGTGGACGGAAGACCAACAGCCTCATATTGGCCATGCAGGCCTATGGTAAATTCATCATCAGAATCAAGATTTTCCAAGCCACCAACATGTGCAACAAGGGCATCATCAATTCCTCGCACATGCGCCAAAACTCTAACAGGCGGATCGTGCCTAAGAGATGAGGAAGATCTTTCTTCTATATCTTCTTGTCCTGAAAGTCTCATGGATTTTGACAAGTTACCACCTGTTGAGGCATCATTATAAGCCGAGGGGCCGGTCAGGACCTTTAACACAATGGCCAGATGACGACCAGAATATGGATTGGTCGAGCGACTCGCGGCATCGTAATGTTCATTTAATTTGCGACGCAGTAGTTTAGATGTTCTCACCTGTCGATCGCGTCGCTCCTCGACAAGAGGACCGTACTGTGGATTTACCTCGTCAGCATCGTAATTACCGACCCACTTCCAAATAGGTGAAAATTTCTTCGACACATTTAGTTCCTCTTCATTCTTCTTTTATCAAATCATAGATTTGAGTTTTATCTATTGAAGATAAATTACCAGGCGCGGTTTCCTTTTTAGTTATCAAAGAAGCTAGTTTAACCAACTGCTCGTTCGAACGCTGCAAGGTTTCTAAATATTTTGCGGCGACGGGGCCTGTATACTGGTGTTTTGTTTCATCGGTTTTTAAAATCTTCATCAATTCTACAAGAAGAGTTGAGGCTAGAGCCCGGTCTTTCCTCACATTGTCAATAGCCTCTTCGATGAAGGATTCTGAATTTATATGTTTCCCTTTTCCCATTCTGCTTTAAAGTCCCTATATCTTTTTCGTATGCGATTAAGGTTGTTTACAATCTGCTTTGTGTTTAAGCCCGTTATCTCGCGCATATACAAGTAAATAGCTTTTTTATTAAAAATCTCTATCTCATCAATACTATTAAAAAGGATCTTGATCGCATCAATAACTTTTTTTTCGTTGTCTTTTAATTTTAATTTCTCCCAGCCATCTATTTCCCTAAAAAGATGTTGCCAGAACTCAAAGTTTTCACGATGCGACTCATATAGGTTCTGGACGACTAGATCAGAATTCTCAGTCTCATTTTTCAGATCTTCATATTGTATATCTCTTTTAAGCTTTTTAGAGTTCTGCTTAACCTTGTGTATAAACCAATTTTTTGTTATAACACTAAAATAAGAGAATGCCTTAGATTTTCTTTCAACATCATATTTGTCAAGAATAGTCATAAGCCAAATCTTGCAATCATCTTTCAAATATTCAATATTTGGTAAATTATTAAATTTGTATGTGTAGACAATTTTATCTACCATTTCATTAAACGCAGGGCCAATGAATTGCATATATAGTTCTGTTCGCTCGCTCTTGCTTTCAGTTAGAGCATAACGAATTATTGCTTCTTCATGAACTTTTGTAAAATAATTATTTTTTCTACGGGGTCGTCGGCGTCGCTTCAGCGTCTTCTTCGGTTCCGTCATCATCTTCCTCATCTATTACTTCTACTTCGTAATGCTCATCTTGAAAATCAATTATTCTATTAACCATCGTTTTAGAATGATCAATCAAATTTTGTAAATTTTCGTCACCATAAAACATATCCAAAGAATGAATTTGTTCCAAATGTTCCGCAAAAGATTCAAACTCTCCCAAAAGATTATCTATATCATCTCCTGTTTCTTCAATTCGCTTGATACTCTTTAAAGAAAACCACACTAAAACAATATTAATAACCACACTAACATATAGTAAAAACGGAAGAACGCCAACTACAGCCATTAGCAAGACAGCGTTCAACAAAACAGATAGTGCTATAATATACCTACTCATCGGGGGTCCATTCTAATCCTTCTAGAGATTTTTTTTCTAACTCTAACTCTTCTCTGAAATTTTCTATAGATTTCTTTACAACATCTCCTACCTTGGTAGGACGAGAAAAACTATCTTCCCTTTTTGTAGAAAAATGCGATGGAAGCTTTTTCAAAGATTTTTTCGATTGACACACTTCGCAGTCTTCCCTAGTCTCAGACATCGAATGATATAAGGAAATTTCTGCTTCGCATTCAAAACATTTATATATATATCTTGGCATCAATCAAGCGAACCCGGCGGGAAGTCCTCGTCCTCATCTTCATTCATCTTAATGATGGGAGGATTCATCACAAAAAGCTGGCTATCCTCGTTTACTTTAAAATTAAAGCCTTTCAGTGTTGGAACAATATCACTTTGCTCCATCAAGGACTTTTGTAGAGCCATCATGATGGCCCCCAACGCTTCATCAGATAATTTTAACATTCTGTACTCCTTTTTAAATGTTGTATATAATCTGCTAATTTATTTTTAGCTTTCCAATTCAACTCTAAACTACATCTATTGCTTATTACTATCGGATCTTTTCTATTGCCTTTTTGTTCTGGTAAATAAACTATATCATCAGAAAACATTTTAGCAACTTCCTCTATGGAATATAAAGAAGCTTCGTCGCACAGACAATAGCCATCTCCCTGGCCGTGAAGTCCGATCTTGATCAAGCCCGAGACTGCATCTTCAACATGAGTAAAGTATCTTTTCTGTGTTCCGGGGCTGACCACAGTAATCGGCTGACCCTTCTTAAACTGTTCTTTAAATATTCCAACAACAGTCGCGTATTTTCCATCAGATATTTGCCCAGGGCCATAGATGTTATAAAAATACGCAATTGCATATTCTAGCCCATACCAGTCGGCATAATTTTTTGTTAGCTCCACAATTTTCGACTTAGCCCATGAATAAGGTGTTAGGTTCTCATCTTGCCCGGAATTGCCAAAAATGCTACTAGAGCCCGCATAGACAAACTTAACATTATGCTTTAAACAAAACTGCAACACGCGAAAAGTACCATCAAGATTAAAGCGCCATATCTTCTCTATATCTTCGAAACTAGTCGAAATTCTAGAATACTCTCCCAGGTGATATACAACATCCGGCTTAAAATGTATTATATCCTCTATATTATTCGTATTTCCAGCAAAATATTGTACACCGGGCACCATTCTATCGGATAGCCCAGTAAAATAATTATCCAAACAATAGATCTCATTTTGACTGTCTTCAGCCAACTTGCGAATTAAATTTGAACCTATAAAGCCAGTTCCGCCAGTAACGAGTATCTTCACTAATCTCCCTTCACTATTCGGTAACTATCTTCATCAAAATGCTGTGTGGAGAACTCAAACAATTCTGTATCTTCCAGGGCGATCATCTGATGCCTTAGCCCACGATAAACATGAAAATTGTCTCCGGGGCCTAATTCAACAGAGGACGCTTCTTCGAGATCGTCTTGCTCAGAAAACTTCACTATGATCTTTCCAGACTGCACATAAAACACTTCATCCTTAAGTTTATGAAAGTGCCACGAACACCTCTTGCCCTTAACAAAATAAAGCAATTTTCCGCAGTATTCCTCGCAGTTAACTATCCACTTCTCAAATCCCCAACCTTTGGGCACAAAATTAATCGGTAAAGAATTCTTCACAATTTATTCCCTTGTCATCTATATAAAAATCTGCGGCCGGCTTTCCTAAAAATAAGTGATGATATTTCGCACCCCAGCTAGATAACTGCTTTGAAGTTAGTTCATAAAATTGTTGATTGGCGTACGCAGCGTTATTATCATTTCTGCCCATGCCGCGAGCCGTCATATAAATAATCTTATGCCCTTCTTCATATAATTTATTAACCTTCTCTATTCTATTAAGAAATGGTACTGCATCTTCATAACTTTGACCTTCTAATTCGCAAAGTTTAGCGCAAATTGTTCCATCTATATCAAACACATATGTCATTCTTTTCACTCTCCAATATTCTAGTGGTTGAAAAACCATCAATATAATTAAAAATTTTTACTTCCGCCAGATTATTTCCAACCACTTCTTCTATTTTGTAATCTCCACCTTTGACAATTATATCAGGCTTTATTTGTTTTATTAACGAATAAGGAGTTTTTTCATTAAAAACGATAACTTCGTCAACATATCTACACGATTCCAGCATAAACTTTCTTTCTCTTTGAGAAAAAAATGGTCGAGCTGGACCTTTGTTTTCTGAGACGCTTCCATCACTATTCAGGCCCACAACAACATGCCCCAAGCTTTTACAATATTGCAGAAGCTTCATGTGGCCAGGATGAAGAATATCAAAGCAGCCATTTGTAAAGACTTTCTTAAACAACGCTCACCCCACGAGATTGCACAACCCTAGTAGCACACTCATTTGCGAAACGTATAGATTCAGAAATATCTTTAGTTTGCATAAATTTTGTCACTAATCCAGCAAGAAATGTGTCGCCGGCGCCGGAGACGTCCTTGATCTCCACCCTTGGCACAGGATACAGAATTCCATTATGTTTTGCACCATCTTGCCCATATGTAATGATGAATTTCTTTTTTATATCGTCATTCAGAAGATGTTCAGTCTTGTTGTATTCCAATGAGTTAATTTTTATATATGAAATATCAGAACACCAGGCTGGATCTAGCATCTTTTTTGTATCTAGAAAAACCAAATCATTTTCAGAAGAAATATATTTTATATCCTCTTCGGTTACATATCCTTTATTATAATCAGATATCACAACAGCATCATAGTTTTTAAAATTTATTTTTGATAACTTGCATCTTTTTATTTTGTTGTCATTCTCATCAAGCCTCATAAACATATGATTTGTTCTGTGGTCGATAAATCTAGTTTTTCGCACACTACGCCAATTAGGATTGGTGAAGATCTCAGCCTTAATGGCGCCGATAGAATTAATATTGTTTTTCACATTCATTGCCATGCCATCATTTTCAACAACATTTATTGGATTAAATACCGGAACAGGTGCCTCTGGACAGAGGCGCTCACAAACACCATAATTAAAAACATCTCTACAGCTCTCGCCTACAACTAAAACTTTCATCTTATCCCTTTACGATACTACAAATAGTATCAATATTCTCCACCGTTAATTCAGGATAATTCGGCAAAAAGAAGCCACAAGAATGTATTTTATCACTAATATGATCGTGAAATTTACCATATTTGTTATACCAGAAGGGATGGCGACCAAGATTGCCGGCGCTAAAAATTCTTGTCTCTACACCTGCTTCGACCAGCCTCTCGACAATCTCCCTTCTATGGTCGTTATTCTCTGCCAAGGCACCGAAAGAAATAGAGACAGGCTTATTCTCTCCCCAGTTCTGAAATTCTACAGTATCTCGAAGACGCTCTGCGTAGGCAACATGGTTCTCAAATCGACGTTGAGCGACAACTGGCGCCTTTGCTATTTGTCTTATGCCCAAAAACGCCTGCAGGTCTGTTGACCTTAGATTAAACCCAGGCATAAAAAATGTAAAGGGCTTATGAAAATCATCTATTTGATACTCTTCCACGAGCTTTGTATAGCTTTGCTCAGCCAAATCCTTCCCCCAGCCATGGCTGCGCAACATTAGCAAGGCATCAAATAGCTCCTTGTCGTCTGTATTGACCATCCCGCCCTCGATAGTAGAAAGCTGATGGCCAAAATAAAAAGAAAACGAAGACATGTCCCCAACTGTACCAATTTTATCTCCATTAGAATATTCAGCGCCCAGAGCAGCGCAAGCATCTTCTAGTAAGCAAAATCCATACTTTTTCTTTAGCTCTAGCAATCTTTCTCTGTAATGCGGGACGCCAAGAACTTGGACAAAAATAACAGCATCTGGCCTTTCTTTTTCGCACAGCTGCTCTAGCTGATCCAGATCCATGCCAAATGTATCCGGGTCGGCGCCGACCATAAACGGCTCAAGACCAAATTGAATCGCTGGTGCAATGGTAGTAACCCACCCAACGGAGGGTACAGCAATCTTTTTGTTTTCTATACGACCAGCTGCGATCGCTGCGTAGATCATAAGCAAATTTGCAGAAGAACCAGAATTATTGAAAACAGCATGCTTTGTGCCAATATAGTTTGCCCACTGTTCTTCGACTTGCCATGTTAACTCGCCTTTCGTAAGCCTCGGATAGCTACGGAGCCAGTCGCAGAGGGCGTCCACATCTTCATTATTAATCGTTTCTTTTGCTAACGGGTAATTTATATTCACTTTTTCCTCCGAATAAATTAATTTGTTTAAATGAGCTTCCATTTCTGTCTCTCTTAGAAAGGATAGGCTTATCAATAGGCCAGTCTATTTTGAGATCGGGGTCATCCCAAGCTACAGTTGCCTGCTTTTCAGGTCCGTGGTATTTTTCTGACCATTTATACCAAAAAATGCATTTTTCCGACAAACATAAATGACCATTTAAACACCCCGGGGGAACTAGTACTAGTGTACCACTATTTTCAGAAATTTTAAACGTTTCAGTCAAACCATATGTTTTTGAATGGCGTCGGGCGTCAGCAACGACCAGTAGCATCTCCCCGTGCAAACACGATATAAGCTTCCAAGTATTGTCATCTCCATGCAGGCCTCGCAAGACATTCCGTCTAGAAATTGAAATCTTATCCTCCACAAAAGATGGTAGCCAGTCCACATTTCGAAAAATCGTCCAGATCTCTCCCCTTTCGTCCGAAAAAGTATCTAAAGAAATTTTATATACATCTTCTATTTTAGAATTTTCGATGTGTTTATAGAAATCAAAATCCATCAAACCTCAACAAATTCAAACTCGTCGCGACTTCTAGGGAAATTTTTATTTTTATAATTCTTGGCATCATCTAAAGTTTCCTGAACATTTATATGAAGAGTCTTGCCAAGTCTTGATACATCTCTCTGGGGTAGGTACTTATTTCTATATTGTTCATAAACAAAAGATTTACTTTTTTGAAAAATAGACCTTCCATCTTTTATTGCTAAGCCAATTTCCAAAGAGACACGTGACCCGCCGCCTTGCTTGAGTGTCCTGTGTACGCAAGCATGATCAAAAATATTTATAGCTCCAAAGTGAGCAAAATCTAAAAATTTTAAAGATTTAAAAAATGATTTTTTATACGCATCATCATAGTCTGTCAATGAACTAAAAAAGTCTGGTGAAGGATCAACCGGTTCGCACAATTCAACTGTAGTGGTGGGATCACCGCCAACTGGAATAGACAGTATAGAATCACCTAACTGGGAAGCCCACGCATCTGAATGATATTTCTCTGTAGCTAGCAGGCGGCTTCTCATCACTTCCTCACTTCTCCCAGAGACAATCCTAGGGGTGATGCATTGTGCATGAGAAATATAATTTATCAGCCCAGTGTCAATCAAAATATCGGTTACTATAGCCTGCAACTTGTTGTATTCTTTTAAGTTTTCTCTTTTTGGATAAAAAACCCCATTTGGGCTTATATTAGGAAGAGCGAAGATTTCTTGCTCATAGACATTCAAAAAATCAAAGTCGCACTCATCAAATCGCCAATCAGCTAGAAAAATCTTCTTTCCATAAAAAGAAAGTAATGTCTTGTGTATGTATTCTACAAAAGCTCTTTGCAGTTGGCTAAGCAGCCTATCGTCAATATTGATATTAAAAAATATTCCACGATCATTAAAGACATTGCAATTTTCTCTTATTAGATTATAGATCTGCTGCCGCTCTTCAATAATACCCATCTTGCCTCATGGTATGAACTTACATTTCATTTTATCATAATCCAGCTCTTCTTTGGAGAGAAAAAAATATTTATTTATCATACTTTTCAATTCTTCAGGAAAAAGAGGAAAGCCATCAGGGCCATAGGCATCTGGATTATGATTCATAATGTCGTTACACTCCTCATATCCCATGCCCACCCTTCGCGCTTCGGGATCATTAATAAAATCATTCGCGTCGCGGCCACACAATAAATTATTCCACGGATTTCTATGAACGGATGACCAATGAGGCTTACAATTAGACGCACCATCGACGCCCTTGAGATGTCTTATTTGTATATCTTTCATTATCACCCACCTCTGATTGACAGCAGCTGCAAGAAAATTAAATGTCGACTCAGAACAATATGCAGCAAATACGTCTGGTTCAATTTTATTATTGTAGGCTTTATAAATCTCATTGCTAAAAAGATGTACATGCTGATTTATTGACTTTCCAATTGGTATAATATAATCTTCATCTTTTATCTGCACATCTGAAGTTTGATATTTAAATTTTGGATCAAGCACTTGAAGTGCCTCGTCGGTATCACATTGCAAGGCAATGATTCCGTTAGGCCCAGATTTGTAGGTCTCGTAGAGTCTTGATAGAATATCTCTTTGATCATCAAAAGTACAGCCAGAGTCGACATAAACATATGTCTCGGCATCTCCAAAATGACTGGTAAAGTCTTGCAATGCTTTATTGAAAGTTATATTGACAGTATGAGGCTCAGAATGAAAAGAATAAGATATCTCGTTTCTAAAGGTTTTATATATTTCCTGCAAGCATTCAGCGCTATTTAGACACGACGACAAAACCACTCGATAATCATCAAAATCTTGATTTAAAAAGCTTTTAATACACTCTATATACCAAGCTGTATTGTCTCTCTTTATTCCACATGTGTTATACACTACTACAGATTTCATTTATATAAACTCCGGATGTTTGATTTTTGACTTAATCTTTTCTTGTTTTTCTATAAGATCTTTTTTATTGATCTTATCAAAATTTTGATGAAGCTCCCACATCATCTTATTGCTTTCATGCGGCTTGCAAAGTTCGGTACAATTCTTGAAACATTCTACTTTATCAATATTATACATTACTTCTTGGCGTTTTTTTATATCATTCCAAATATTTTTAAAAGATCTCTCTCGCAAATTACCATAACTATATTGTTTATAGCCTCGATGGTTGGTGCACACATAAACATGAGAGTCGGCGCCGACACAAGGCTGTAATTGAGAGCCTAGGCATCTTTTATAATTTCTACCATACAAAGATGGATCTTGTTCTAAATCTGTCAATTTATAGCCATTTATCTGAAATTTGCTTCCTAAGATTTCTTTGGCCTCGTCGAGTAGGGGCTCCACTTTCTCATTCCAAAAATCAATTTCTCTCTGCACTCCAGACTCGCGCTCGCGGTTGACCACCTCGGGCTTAAATTGGCAATAATCTAAATCAAAATCTTTAAAAAACTTTGCAAAATCAACAATCTCTTCGTATGTGTCGGGAGTGATGACGAACCCTACACCTATATTTATCTTTTTTCCTTTTCTATTGTTAACATCGATCAGCTTTTTTAAATTTGTAACCATCTTATCCCAATTATGAGATTTCTTGACTCTTCTAACGCTATTATATGTTGCTTTAGTGCCAGCATCAATAGAGAATCTTACCCAAGTCATATTGTCTACCAAAGCGTCGAACATATCCCACTTATCTAGCAAAGTACCATTTGTAAACATACCCATCTTAATTGAGTGTGAGCCAAGAAATTCTATCGCCTCTTTAAGATGAGGATTGATAGTTGGCTCACCGCCGCCGGTCCAATTTACCGCGCGGACGTCCATGTCGACAAAGTCTTGGCAAATTCCCATTAAAATCTCTCGCGGCATCACAGAGCGATCAAAGGTCTCCAAAGCTTTTGATTCCGGAAGGTGTATGTAGGAAGAAATACAAAAATAGCATCCATGATTGCATGCATTGCTTGGGTCAACTTCAACCAAGACAGGGTTGGCATTGCCAGTTTCGAAAAATTCTATAGCGCGATCCACGTTTGCAATTATCTTCGCTTGTGGATTGAATATAGACGTTCCTTTGTTTAAGATATCATTAATTTTCATTTTTGTCTTCTAGCCATTTTAAGAAATAAGCGGTTGGATCCTTGAAGTATTCTCTAACTACATTATCAAAATATTGTTTTGCGGCGTTGGCGCGCCTCTCTATCTCGTCGCGAGGGAGAGTATAAATATATTCAAGCTGTTGCTTTATTTTTTGTGGTGTCAAATCATTTCCACAAATTCTGAATATAAAGCTAGTATCATAATGATCCTCGCCGACAAGAAAATAATCTTCATCTGATATTAAAATTGGAACTCGATTATAATAGCATGTCTCTAAAAGGCGTACACTGTCTATGCCAGAGCCGCGGGGGCACAGCGATAAAGAATTTGAAAGCATAGTGTCTATAAAATCTTGCTGTACTTCTGATCCTACTTCCGATGGGCCTGACCAGCTTCTATTAATATGGATATCTTTTTTAAAATCGGAATGGTGCACCGCGTGCAGCATCATGGCGCGAATTCTATGATTCAGAAATCCCCGGAAGCCAAAGCTTCTTTTATCTGGGAGAGTGTATTCTTCATTTCTGTTGTTAATAATCTCAAGCAAAAGATAAGAGAAGGTCGGCCTAGTGAATAAATATTCTATATTTGAATATCTCTTAAGGGGTCCCATGGTGGTTATAATCGACCCATGAAGCCACGATGGTATGGGCATTCCTCCTTCGCCCTCGATATCGCAAATATGTTTCTTCTCGTTGCCCTTAAAGAAAGAAAAGTCTGACGGTTTGAAATTTCGAAATTTATCATTTGGAATTTGACCCATATAAAAATAATCAGCTTCGGACGCCGGCGCTAGCTCAAAGTGCTCGTTTAGGCCTTTTTTGCTCATTGGCACAGTATTAAAGTATATAGCAACATCATCGTGTACATGTTTTAAGGCTTGTGGATAAACATATAATTTTAATCTTTTCATTTTAACGTCTTGGTCGTGGAGGGCATGGGAGCAGGTGTGCATATCGGACAGGGTGTCCAGTTTGCGGCCGTGCAATCGCATGTTGAGCGCTCGGGGACGGGCACTTCAAAAGAGGATATTTTGTTCTTAAGTTTGGGTTTTTTCAGTCGACTGGAAGATTTCGGGGACGTTTTTTTCTTAGACTTGGGGTCTTCCAACGGCATTACCAGACGCTTGTTAAGCCAAGTGGGCGCTTCATGTGGGCGAGGAAAGGCCACCTCTGGCCGGCCCGGGTTGTCAATTATCTCTTTGAGTTCGCAATAGGAAATATCATATCCCAAGTCGCTTTTTGCTGTCGCCGCAGAGAGGAGAGAGCAATATATAGCTCGGTCATATGGATCATTTGAAGTATCGCTTGATTGTTTATTATGGATGTGTATGAAATCTTCTGTACTTTCACTTATTTTGTCATATCCTTTTACATAAAATAAATAAAAAGATAGATAATGATCAATAAATCTTGACTTAAACAAGGAAGGATAAATAACACCAGACAGTTCCCCATCTACAAGGCTTCGGCTTAATATAGGAAATCTAGCGCATGGAGGCCTTGTAGTATTATCAAAATTCATAGGTAAGTTATACAAATCAACAACAGAGGCGCCGTGGTGTGGCTTGACAAGGGTGATATGATCTTCTTGGCGGCGGTAATCATGTAGAATTTTTTGAAAATTCTCCTTAAAGCTCGTAAGGAATGTCATATCATCAGTGATCGGCTGGACAAATGTGCCAGATGATCTCTTGTACATCTCATTAAACCCCTTGACACTCCCCTCCCTTGCCTCTTCTTTTAGCCAAGTTACTCCGTCTGCTTCAGGGCTTAAAGGTGAATATACGAAAATCTCGTAGCTGATCGGGCCCCAATTAATGGCCTGTATAGAATTAATAGTTTTATGACAAAATTTTGAATTTTCTCGCTTGTCATTCATTGTAGAAAGCAAGAAGGAAATATCAACACCCATATCCTCACTCCATTGATGAGCCTTCTTTATCAAAGATGCTGGGCATCGGTGGGTTCTTTGAAATCTCCATTGGCTCAACTATCATATTTTCGTAAAATTCTTCTCTTGGGAGATAGGGGTACATATCCTCCACCGGAGTTGACCAGCCAACAATTTTTGGCTCATATGTGTGATATTCATGGCAATTCACATCGCAAATCAAAGGCCCGTCAAACTCTAAGAACTCTCTTATCTTAGTCCTCACCTGTTCATAACTGTCGGCGCCTGTGATAGTCATTGTCGGTACATTGTATGCATCTGCAATAGCTACAAAATCTGGAGGAGAATAGCCTTTGGGGCCGCAGGCTTCGCTTCGGCCTTGAAAATTTACCTCTTGAAAGGCCTTGGTAATGCCATAAATATGGTTATTTAGAATAATAGTCTTTAGTTTGATATTATAATTTAATAAAGTTTGCAGCTCCTGAATGTTCATATTGAATCCTCCGTCGCCTATCACACAAACAACATTCTGATCTTCATTGGCTGCGAACCATCCACCAAGGGCGCCGGCAAAAGAAAAGCCCATGGGCGAGTTGCCATTATTTGTGTAATATCGTTGCCCCGTCTTGGTCTCGAAGGCATGGTTGAGCACAACGATATTCCCCCCACAATCTCCCACAAGAATATCATTAGATTTCATCTCTTCGGATAAAATTCTAGTAAAGGCATAGGGATGAAGATCGCCGTTTTCTTCAAACATTTCAGTTGTCACTGGATCGTACTTTTCTTTCCACTCTGTCACTTTGCTCATCCAATTGGAAAAATCAGGAAAATAATTCGAATCATATGAGTTAACATAATCTAAGCGATCGATAAGTCTTTCTATAAAAAGCCTTGCATCTGAATGTATGCATTCATCAAAAGGAAGCTGTTGCCATTTTTTAACTAAATTAGCCGCATCAATATCAACCATGTATTTTTTAGCCTCGCGGGCAAAAGTAGATGGTTCACCGCCCGTAATTCTTCCGGAAATACGACTACCAATAGCTAATATAAGATCTGAATTCTGTATACCAAAGTTCCGGCCTGCGCCGCCATAAGTTCCAATGCGACCACCATAGTATTCATAGTCTGAACAAATAATATCTAGCGCGTTCCAAGTAGGGAAGCAAGGTATTTTTAACTTTCTTCCCAGCTCTAACATCGCCTCATCAGCATCAGATAGCTTAACCCCTGCGCCCACCATTAAGCAAGGCCTTTTTGAATTTTTTAAATCAACTAAAAATTGATCAATCTGAGAATCGATTCTCTCAAGATTGAAAGCTAGCTTGCTTTGTTCTGCATCGAAAGAGCGAAGATTGTCAACTTCTACTTCAGTCTTTGCCACGTCAATAGGCAAATCTAATAGTACCGGGCCAGGTCGGCCAGATGTCGCGATATGTATGGCCTTTTCTAGCTCAAAGCGAATATCTTCTGGATTTTCAACTAACTTTGCATATTTTGTTATCGGCTCGACAATTCCAACGATATCCGTTTCTTGAAAGCCTATCTGTCTTACTGATTCATCCGGTCTCATATATTGAGTTTTGATTTGCCCAGTAATGAATACACACGGAACAGAATCATAAAAACAATTTCCTATAGGGGTCACGAAGTTCATTCCTCCGGGGCCACTAGTCGCAATAGCTACGCCAAATTTTCCAGATACCTTGGCGTATCCTTCAGCTGCAAAGCCGCCGGCTTGTTCATGCATTACAGCAACATATCTAGTTTTATCATTTCTAGTAAATGCATCGATGAGATGACCATTCGCTGCACCATATACAACAAATACTTCCTTTATTCCCTCGTCCGCGATATGATCGATTACAAAATCGGCGACCTTCTTTTTCATTATTTTATCCTATTGTACACTATGCATAGAAAAAAGTTCTTTCTTGAATTCTTCTAGTTCATCTATTTTTTTTTTGCATCGGAATCTGAAGAGCGATTCTTAATAGTTACAGTCTCTGGTGTAGCACTATGATTGGTGGGAAATCCTTGATCTGTCTCATAAATGACCTCGTCGTGTTTCCAGTTTCCACCGCCTAACAGCTTTTCTAGCTCCTCTTCTTTGATAGCATAGAAGTTTTCTTCGGCTGGAAATTCGCCAGATCTCACTTCTTCCGCATATCTTGTCAGAGCAGCTTGCATAATCTGGCCGGCCTCACAATATCTCTTTACAAACTTAGACTTAAACTCCCAGAACAAGCCCATCAAATCATGAAAAATAACTAACTGACCATCGACTTTATCTCCAGCGCCGATGCCATAAACTGGAATTGATAGTTCATTGGAAATGATCTCAGCAGACTCTCTCGGCATACCCTCTAGAAGCAAGAATGTACATCCGGCCTCTTGTAAGTCGAGTGCTTGTTGAAGAATGATCTCAGCCTGCTTAGCTGTCTTGCCTTGAACCCTATACCCCCCTAGCTTTGCTCTAGTGTGTGGCGTAAGGCCCAGATGGCTCATAACCATAATGCCTGAATCGGCGATGGCTTTTATTCTCTCTGTCATTGCTCCTTCGACCTTTACACAATCCATGCCAGCCCGGACAAACCTACCGGCATTCGCGACTGCCTCTTCGTTAGAGACTTGATAAGACATGTAAGGCATGTCGCCAATAAGGAACGACTTTTTGGCGCCCTTCGCGACTGCCTCACAATGTCTTATCATATCATCCATAGTTACGGGAATTGTTGTTTTATATCCCAGAGTCGTCATGCCCAGAGAATCTCCAACAAGGATACAGTCTACGCCGGCTCCATCAGCAATTCGTGCTTGTGGATAGTCATATGCTGTAGTCAACACAGTCTTTGTATTTTCTCTTTTTTGTCTTCTTAGTTTAAGAATCGTTACTTTATTTATATCGTTTGCTGGCATTTTTTAATCTCCTAAAATGCGTCTTTTGAGTTTGATTGTAGCAGTATCGACAACGTTTTGTTTAGCCTTTTCTCCAAATTTTCTTTCAAGTAAGTTCAAATATTCTGGATTAGTGTGGTACTTTGTCCACGCGTCATCTCTAAACTTGAGTATTTCCGCTGCCGTTAAATTGTCTGTAGACAAATTCTGTGTATAATATGAATGCTGGCTATATCCTGAATATCGGTCTGGTAAGACCAGGCCAGCTTTCTTTGCCTGAATGTGCAATGGACTTCCGGGATATGCCATTGCACAATAGAAATTTGCCATCTCTGTATTAGCTTCAAGCGCAAAATCTAATGTAAATTGAAGTGACTCGGCTGTGTCCATTGGCAAGCCAAAAATATAATTTGCAGCAACGTTGATTCCTGCTGCGCGCATATCATTGATTATATCAATAATTTTTACTTCTTTAAAGTTGTCTTTGTGCACTTCTTTGCGCAAAGTTTGATTTGGATTCTCGATACCCAAACCCAGCCAGTTGACGCCTGCTTCTTTGAGGATATCTAGATATTCTGGCTTGCACGTATCAATTCTAGAATACGCCCATATGTTGAAATCATAACCTCTTTCAATAATCAGCTTGCATATCTCTTCAAAGTGCCTCGGATTTAAAACAAAAAGCTCGTCTGCTATCTTTACATTTTTCACTCCCATTTTCGCAATTTCATCAAATTGTTGAATTATGAATTCTGGTGGCCACCATCGCCACATATTGCTACTATCACTAGCTATTCCGGGAGAGGAATCAGTTCTGTTGATAATATTTATCATACAGAAAGAACAACGATAAGGACAGCCCAAGCTCGTGTATATAGAGGCAAAAGGCTCTTTCTCAGAATTATTCGACCAAGAGTGCCAGCCGGCTGTTCTATATTTCTTTATATCTGGCAGGAGATCCCACGCCATTCCGGGGAGATCATGAACCAAAAGCGCCCTGGGGACAATAGGTCGTGGTTTATTTAAAATTATTCCTTCTTGCGCTTTGAAGCCTAGACCATCGACCTTTTTAAGTTCGCTGTCTTCATCAAACCGGTTAAGTTTAAGAAGACTGCTTATAGTATATACGCCCTCGTTCTGGCAAATCATATCTATTGAGGGCTCTTCTAAAACCTCTCTAGGCAAGGCAGCGACGTGCCCACCAACAAATAATATTTTTGTATTTGGACTTAACTTTTTGACTTCGTCTGCAGTGGCGACGGCGCCTTCCATGTTTTGTGAAGATGCACTAGGCTGCTGACCGTATACGACAAAACATACAATTCTTGCTTTTGCATCAACTATTTCAGAGGCAGCTGATAGATAGTCTAGTCTTTCTGCTTCGCAGTCCAAGATTCTCGCCCCAAAGCCTCGAATGCGACAATGATTTGCCAACATGGCAGCCCAAATAGGAGGCTCAATAGCTGAATGCTTAGTGCTTAATCCCTGGTATATTGCCTTGGAGGCATTAGGGTGAACAAATAATATATCTAACTGTCTCACAATGCACCTCAATAATTAGCGTACCAAGGGCTCTCTATGATAGAATACGCCTTGACAAGCTGTATTATACCATCATCCAAATCAAAATTACAATTAAATCCTTTGTTGTAGAATTTTTCACTGCTAACAATATAATCTCTAGTATCTGGGTCGCTAGTAAATTCGGCCTTTATTATCTCTAGAGGCATGTGTTCTGAAATCTTTTGTGCTAGCTGAAGTTTGTTCATATTAATAGCATCATTGCCGACATTATATGTCTCGTTTTTGCACTCGTCCCAGTTATCAATAACATGCTTGTACGCTCGGCAAACATCTTGTATATGAACGTAATTTCTCATAAACTCACATTCATATAGCACAATCACTCTTTCGCGAAGAGCTTTAAGGACAAAATTATTTACTAATAGATCGCTCCTCATTCTAGAGCTGGGACCAAAGACCGTAGCCAATCTAAATGTTACGTGATTTTCTACATTTTTATAAGCTTTTTCTGCATCTACCTTAGTAACTCCATAGAGTGTCAGGGGGTTTAGAGGAGACTCCTCGGTGCACACGCCGTCACTCTTTGATCCATATCCTGAATTTGTGCAAGGATAGATGACCATTTGATCATTAGATTTATTATCGGCTATCCACTTGTTAACATCAAAATTAATCTCTTTTGCATCTCGTGGGTTATCGCGACATAGCGGAAAGCCAACTAGAGCAGCCAAAGGTATAATCACATCAGCTTTTTTAACGTGTTTTGCCAATAGGCTTATATCTCTTACATCTCCGTTCACAAAACTAAAATTCGAATTATTTGTATATCTCAATAAAGATGATGGATCATACATAAGATTGTCATATGCAACGACATCATGGCCATCATCTAGTAAATGTTGCACAAGCTCGGATCCAATATAGCCTGCACCACCGGTAATTAAAACATTCATTATCTTTCAATCCTCCCTAAAATCCAATCTCTAAGCATTAACCAATCACATGCTTTAGCCCACAGTGGATTGGAGAACGCGGCCGGAGTGTTTTTTTCAAAGAAAAAATGCCCAGACCATGCAAATGGATACACCACAAAAGGCACTGCCAGCAATAAAAGCCATGTCTTAGACAATATCGCATAAAGCAATACTAACAAGGTAGTAGCCTGTCCTAAGACATGAAGTCTGCGACACATTTTATTTTGATGTAGCGCTAGATAGTGTTGATAGTATTGTTGAAAATTCATCACCAACTCACCTCCCAATCTTCAAATTCAGCCGCTAAACAATCGATTTTATAATCTTTTCGGCCGCCATTTAATTCTTGAATTTTATTTTTAGCTGTATTTCTAATTCCATTTATTCCATGTGTAAGCTCAAGATTATTACCATCTTTAATGCCTTTTCGATAGTTTGATTCATTATGCCAAATATGTAAGTTCATTTGAGACAAGACCACAATAGCTCTTATGGTTTCAGCATCAATTGTATCACACGAGTCTAAAATCAACTGGATATCGTGAACAATGTGTTCTATTTCTTCTGCATATGCCTTCTTGTGTTCCGGAATAAACACCTCTTTTAGTTGCACAATTGATAGACGATCTATTAGCTCAGATAAAGTTGGTAAATATTTTCTTTCCATTTTATACCCTGTTTACGAATTGAGAAAAATATGGTTTAAATTTGTTAAAATTTTCTCCAAATAAATGATGATATCTAAAAAATATCTTCGCCTCTTCGACGCGCTGCTCAGGATTGAAGTTTTGTTGAGAACGCCCACCCAGCAAGTAGAGGCCTACGGTCTTGTTTACCTTCTTGAATCTAGAGCCGGTGTTGACAGCCCTTAGCCACATCTCCCAATCATCTGCGTAGTTGCAGTTCTCTTCATCGAACAAGCCGCAGATTTCGTGAATATCTGCCCTCCATAGTGGCATTGGGCCAGGAAGGCACTTTACCATATTTTCTTTTGAAAATTGTAGTGTTGAATGTTCAAATAGTGTGCCATCAGATGTATTTTCATCAAACGTCTCATTATCAATTTTTGTTTGCAAGACATCTCCATAAACCAAGTCAATCCCAACACTGGTGCTGATTTCTTTATATAATTCTTCTAGACAATCATTTTTTCTTCGATCGTCAATAAAGCCAAAAGTCAGATACTCACCAGCAGATTCCTTAATGCCTATATTGATGCAGTCAGTAGGAGGAAGCTTTTCTTCCAGACGAATGTATTTAATATTATTAAACTTTTTTATATATTTTTCAATAATTTGCTTCTCTTTTCCAGGAGATGCAGCATCGACGAAGATCAATTCACACATATCGAAAATAGTCTGACTGGTTATATCTTTCAAAAATCCTTCGAGGTGTTTTTCACCCTGATGAAAAGTGCTTAAAATGCTTATCTCTATACTCTTATTGGAAGATGGTTGATTGATTAAGCCGACAACTATATCTGCTATCTCCTTCCTCTTCTCAGCAAGATAGTCAATTAACTGCTCGCCTTTCATATGAAACCAATCTTCAAAAGAGGCGCCTACAAGATTATTTGTAAGAACTGACATTCCCATCATTCTTGCTTCAACGACAACCCTTGAGAGAGTCTCCGTAGTCTTTGGGAAAAATATAAATTTTTTATTTGATCCTAGTTTTCTTAAAAAATCTTCATACTTGTCTCCGGAGACCAGATCATACGAAATTCCTTTGATCTCACAATATTTTATTGCGTCTGCTGTGTTTTTGTGGCCAATAGAAGACTGTAAAATAGAACAAGAATCCTTCTTCTCTAGCTTGCTAAGCTCCCTCAGCAGTTCCAAGGACTCCAAAGACCATAGGTTCCCTGAGACGTTGATTATATTTCGTAAGTCTAGATTCTTTTCCATTATCTCTTTATGAAAGGATGATTGGACCAAAATCTTTTGTGCGTTTTTATAAAAAGAAAAATTTCTTAATTGTGACTGGGGCGCCCTATATTCATCATAATCTGCCGGATTTCTTGTAAATATATATTTGTGATCGTGTTCATAAATTATATATCTTCCATTCTTTATAAGCCATCTTTTTGCGCCCTGTGATAAATTACAAAAATTTGAAACTATGAAAAAACATTTTTGATTATCAGATAAAATCTTCTGTGTGATTGCGTGAGATCGCATTTTAGATATTTCAAACCCCGATTTTTCTAAAATCTTTAAGAGTTCGTTATCGTTTAATTCGCCGCCACCCAACACATCATCAACAAAAAAATCAGATATGTAGAATACTTTTTTACTCATATTCTTTTACAATATTCTCTATTTCTTCTAGCCAGGTTTCATTCATGCTCTCATCAAAAATTGCATCAGTCATAATCTTATTTTGCTTCTCTTCAGCAAAATTTTCAAGTATCCATTTCTGATGTTGAGTGGCGCGCTTTTTGAAACGACCATAGTCTTTGTTAATATCAGACATACACATCTTCAAAGATCCCATTTCCGGAAAGGCCCATTTAGATTCTTTCTGTATAATGGTATCCCATACAGCCGCCTCTTCCACTTGTTGCAAGGTAAAACTAACCTTGGAGAACATGGGCTTAGATTTCTTCTTCCCTTTTACTGTCTTCTGTTGATATAGAAAATCAACGTGCCCGCTCCAATCCGGAGCGATCACAGGCAAGCCATAGCATGCCGCTTCAAAAATAGGAAGTCCAAATCCCTCACCATGAGTAGAAGTCACATAAGCCTTTATTTTTGGATGATTGTATAAGGCAGACATCTCGGCATCTGTTAAAAATCCATGCAATAGGTAAATTTTACACTTATAATCGCCGAATCTCTCCGTTTCCTGCCTCAATCTTGCCAACGTGTGCATTCTGTCGATCTTTGAGTTTTTAGCCATATTTAGCTTCAAAACCAGCCCGACGTCTTCGTCGTCTTTGAATTCAGAAATAAAAGCCTCCAATAGTTGAGAGGCGTTCTTTCTTGGACTTAACTGCACAACGGAAAGAAAATTAAAGTTTGTCTTTAAATCTAATTCAATATCTGCTGGCTCAAAAACTCTGGCTGGGTAATGTACAACTTCAATCGGAATATTTTCTGGTACTCTAAATTCTATATTTTCTCCAGTCTGACTAACAGCTTCATAAACCGTGCCGGCATAAGTCTTTTTTGAGTGTTCCGAAATAGTAATTATCTTATCAACTACATTTGATTTTTCGATCCACTGAGGAGAGACTCGATCTGTCTCAATACCAGCGGTTATCCCAATATTTACAGGCGCAATTCTTTCCCATTCATTTGGTATTGTAACTTGCAAGGATATATCAAATTGTCCGCCGGAGCGGACATACTCGATAGTTTTCTGTAATTGTTCATCGATCCAACGACGCTCTTCATCATCAGACCAAAGCCAGCTTGTGTTGCCCCAGTTGATCGCCTGAAGATGTATATCAAATAAATCTTCGCGAGTGCGAAGGGCACGGAGGACAGTTCGAGTATGGTGGCCGTAACCAGACTGAGTGAGTAACGGGCCCTTCAGCAGTACCTTTTTCATTTTAAACCTCTAGTAGTTCCCAGGTCTTGTACCCCTTTCGAGTTTCCCAAGATCCCTTTTGTTCATGTATATCTCTCAAGAGATGAGCCCATTTGTTGCAGTATGTTTCAAAACTATAATTTTTTACAACGTGCTCACGTCCCTTGAGACCTAGTTCTCTACGCTGTTCTGCAGTGAATTCGTACATCTTCATAAGAGCATTCAAGAAATCCTCTTTGCCAATACGATCTTCAAAAATGTATGGAATATCCTGGGAGCCGATTATAGTTTTTGAATTTGGCTCAATTCCGACTCCAAACCATTCTTCTCCATCAGTCACCTGTTCTTGAAGACCGCCGGTCATGGTTACCACAATCGGGGTTGCGCATGATAAAGACTCAAGTGTGGCCAATCCAAATCCTTCTGCGTCAGAAATATTTACCGTAACGTCCACAGCATTGTATATTGCTGCGAGTTGTCTTGGGTCGACTTTGTTGGTAGAAAATCTTACTTCTCCGTTTGTCAATCCTAAGTTGCCAATTATTGATGTTAGGTTTGGCCCATTAGGGTCGTGTGGATCTGTATGCATTATCATCTGTGCATTGTCGTGCCCGACCCTGTCCAAGAATTCTTTAAACCAAAAGATTAATGTACCGGACTGTTTACGGCGCGCATTTCTGTTGTTCCAAAAAATAGTAAATTTCTCATCCATATTGAGATTTTTTCTAAGCTCAGGCAGTTCTTCAGTTTCGATAGGCTTAAAAATCTCTGAATCAACAGCATGCGGAAAATAGCACGTATCAACATCAGGAGCTACATTTTTAACAATGTCGTGTGTAACTTTTGATATACATGCAATATGGTCAGTAGATTCATACCAAATTCTATTAAAATCTGGATAGGGAAGGTTATCCCATACATGATAATACACCATAGGCATTAAAGAGCGAATTTCATCTTCGATCTCCCAAAGCCACGGAAAAAAGCGTGGATCTGTCATGAACCACAGTATATCTGGTCTCTCAGTGCGAATCAAAGATCTAACTGACTCTTGAGTGCCGTAACCATCGACCGGATAAATCGTTAAATCATCTCCGAATTCTTCGAATCTTTGTGGCGAATAATCTGTATGTTTCACAGCACCGCCAAAACATATGAAGCTATAATCTCCTGTATTCAGAAGACTCTTTACCATGTATCCAGTCTGTGTACCCACTCCAGATGGTGAGAAAGGATGGTCTGCCAAGACAAAAACCTTGATCTTTTTTTTCATAGTCTACAATGCTCCGTATTTAAAAACTCACATGGGCCAAAGCGCCCATGGCAAGAAAGTCTATTTTTAATATACTTCTTATTCTGAATATTATAGATCGCCTTGTCTAATAAGTTAAGAGCATTTTGTGTTTTTTTCTGACCAGAGGTCACCCTAAATATTTCGACATGATTGCTTTTTGCAGTACGCTTCAGGAGAGCAAAATAAGTTTCAATATCTTTTGGGTCTATGTTATGCTTTTTAGCAAAAAAATTCTTATAAAAAGTTAATTGATAGGTGATCATTCTATCGGATTTTTTCTTAGAATCCCAGCCCCATGAACATGTTTTCCAATCAATGATGTGATACTTCCCATCGTTAGTCTTTAATACTAAATCTATAAATCCTTTATATTTTACATCGTTCTCATCTAAAGCTTCGTAAAGTTGTTCCTCGGCAGAGACTACTTCAAAATTTTTAAAAAATTTCTTTACAGCAGGCAGCACGTGCTGTATCAAAGATACCCCCTGCTTTCTCATATCTTTGATAAGGTCGCCTTTAAGCTCCATGCCCGTCTGTTCTAGTTCTTTCAGTTCGTTTAAAAATTGAATATTAAAATACTCTTTTGCATCGAAATCTTTATCAGAAGTTAGAAGATTCTCGCACACATCATGCATAGCTTTCCCGAAGGCCGTATGCTCGTTTCCTAGAAATTTTTTAATTTCATCAATGTACATCAACTTATGTTTGTATGCACACTCATTCCAGATTTTCAACTCTGAAAAAGATATATGTTTCCTCATTTAACCCTCGTCGTGCTTTTCTTCGAACGAGTGCGAGCTTTCTTTGCCACCGGTGCAGGTGATTTCGATATCAAGGAAAAAGTCCATGTTACGCAGCATCGATTCAGGTATTCGTTATCAACGCTAGCTGTAGGAGTTAGGCACTCTCCTAAAATAAGATCTTCTGGACATTCAAACTGCTCCTTTAAAATCCTATTGGCTGCTGAGAAGCCGATTCTCACATGATCATTCGACATTCTGTGTCGAAATTCTGCTGTAATCGTCATCAGTAATTGGTTGTTTTCTCTATCTATGACAAATTCAGTATTCATTATTCTCCAACTCTTGCTCAAATAAAAAGATTAATTTATTATATATATAAGGACATATTTCTCTTAATAAAGAGCTATCTCCTAAATAATATTCTTCGAATCCAGCTGCAAAGTATTCTCTCAATGAAATAGTAGAATAAGGGTTCAAGAAAATATTCACCGTCATTAATCTTAGAGAATCATAGCCTATTTCTTCGAAAGTAAGATTATCAAATTCTTTGTCGTACTTGGTGTTTAAGAAATCGATATTCTCAGTATGGTACCCGTGTTCTTTTAAAATATTTTCTAGTGCTTTCCTTTTTAATAAAAATTCACGCTCAATAGCACCGTCAGCATAAATTGAATCACCGTGATTTTTTTCTATTGCATGTGCTATCTCGTGAACAACATCATCTAAAAAGTCTTCCTCGCTATCCTGCACATTAGAAGCATAAATAGCGCCATCCATATATGCGGCATTGACATTCTTTTCTTTTAAAAAATCAAAATCTCCCACATATACAATCTCAATAAGATTTAAAAAATGATCTGGAATTTTTCGTACAACATCATTAAAAACTCTAGAAATATCTATACTATTTGTCAATTCATCCTTTACAACGACATCGATATTTCCAAAATGATATTGCGAAAGAGTTCTATTCCGCTGTTTCATGTAGTCTATTATCTTGTTCTTGTTTATCATGAGACTCCTCGATGGAACGACCTGTATCGACATCTGTTAGAGCCTGCTGATATCCTCGAACCCAGTTCTCTTCAGCAATTGCCAACAAGAATTCTGGAAACTCATCAGCTAAGACTTCTACTATCATTTCCACTGTCACATTATTATCTTCTGGTCTTTTTCTGTCGCCCACATACTCTATCAAGAGATTTTTTAACGGGCCCTCTTTTCTAACAACTTCTTTAAGATTCTTTTCTAGAAATTCTTTCTCGCTTATATGTTCCATACTCAACTCCTATTCAAAAGGAAGGTTAGGTACTTCGTTGTAAAGTACCATATTAATTTTATTTTCGATCAAAGCAGACCAGTAGCCTTCTTCAACAAGGCGAATGCCCATATCTTTTGTGGTTACTAAAATAGAAAACGGCCATGCATGATTTGGTGCATATGGCAGAAATTCTCTTTTTGGATCGGCATAAAAAGAATATGGTATGGCTTGTCCCGCTTCTGTTTCTGCCATGTGTTTCCAGCTTTCCATAAAATATAAATCCGCTGCAAAGCCGGCTGAATTAGTATCTCCATGCGTTGTATCAAACGGAACATCTCCAGGAATATTAGCGTTTCCAAGAGTATAGATTATTTCTAGGCCATCTGGTGCATATTCTTCATATATGCTGACCAAGGCTGCAGCTTCCATCAGGCACGGACCACACCAGCCGGCACTAGAAACGATTACTAAGGCCTTCACCTTCTCTGATTTATAAAAATCTCCCAACTCAATCCACTCATCCTTCCATGGCTCATAAAACGTCATGTTTGGGACAATATGAAATTTATTCAGTGAATAAGGTCCGGGTGGATAGGAGAGAACTTCTTCAAGTGTCTCTGAGTCTTGCAGGTCGACGGCGATGACAACATCTAAAAAATTTGAATCTGGCTTACTATCTTCAGCGGGCTCTGCGGCGTCAATAGTTGAATCTGGATTATCAATATCCGAGAAGTTAACATCGGCTTGAATATCTTCCACTACATTGGAATCTCTTAGAGCTACATTTATATCGCACGCTGTCAAGGACAGCACGACAGCGCCAAAAAAAGTAGCATAAGTTTTAAAAATTTTCATATCATTCTCTTGTTAAAGTATTTTCGAGGCTAATGTCGCGACTTTTGATCTTTCACCTTTCACTAAAGTAACGTGGCCGGCTAGTTGATGTGGCTTAAATTTTTCCACAGCATAAGAAAGACCATTCGAGGTAGCATCTAGATATACACTATCTATTTGCTCGACATCGCCAGTTAAGACTATTTTGGTATTTTCTCCCACTCTTGTTATTATAGTCTTAAGTTCGTGTGTTGTTAAATTTTGTGCTTCATCAATGATGATGTAGGCATTAGAAATAGAGCGACCTCGAATATAAGTCAAAGCTTCCAGTTCGATTGTCCTGTCATCAAAAAAATGACTCATATTTTCTCTTTTTCCATTTAAAAGAAAATCAAGATTATCCTGAATGGGCATAAGCCATGGTTTCATCTTTTCTTCCATAGTTCCTGGCAGGAAGCCAATATCTTTTCCTAATGGCTGCACTGGCCGGGAAACTACTAATTTTTTATATATATTTTTTTCTATTACTTGTTCTAAACCAACAGCTAAGGCCAAGAGCGTCTTGCCGCAGCCGGCTTTTCCTATTAAAGTAACTATAGGCACCGACGGATCTAACAGTAAGTCCAATCCAAACATTTGTTCTTTATTTCTAGGCTTTAAGCTCCAAATACCATTCTTGTATTCATTAACCTTTCTAAGCCTAGAATCGTAATCTATAAATCTTGCTAATGCTGTTTTTTTATCATTAGCATTTGAAACTAGCATAACCATTTGATTTGGAAAAATATTTATCTCGTCCTCCTCCAGGAAAACTTCTTCTCCTGCATAAAAATGATCAATGACTTGATCATCTACCAGATGTTTGGTAAAGCCAGTATATAATTCACTTGTATCTGAAATTATCTTATTAGGAACATAATCCTCAGTTGGTATGCCAAGAGAATCGCACTTTACCCTCATGTTGATATCGCGTGTAACAACAATTACCTTACGACGCGCATGACGATTTTTTTCTGTTATAGCAGTGCCAATAATTTCGTTGTCCGCGCTGTCCAGGCCAAAATCGGGAGGGACAGATTTTGCATCGTATCCTCTTGCCGATAGCAATCCTAGGCCCTTACCTAGGCGAACACCCTTATGTAAGTTACCTTTACTTCTCAGACCATCAAGGATCCGAATAGTTGATCTCGCATTGAGGCCAACACCGTCTTGTCTTTTCTTATGCTTATCTATTTCATCTAATACTTTTAAAGGTATAACAATGTCGTTATTCTTAAATTCAAATATAGAATGTGCATTTGTTAAAAAAACGTTGGTATCAAGAACGTAGGTTTTTTTCATGTCTTTTGCCTTGTAATGTAAATAGTTTTCTATTTATATTAGATGTTATCAAAATCAAAACATTTTTTTATCTTTGTTTTTCTTTCTATGATGTTTCCCATAGTATCATCTTGTGCAGGAAATATTCAGAGCACTAAGGCAAAAAAATTTAAGTGGCCTCTTCAGTCATTTGTAAAAATTGAAAATCTAATATACAAAATGAAATGTACGCCAGATGATGTCGAAGATCTAAATTCAGAATGTTATGCGCCTAGAGGGGGATCCACAGGCTCTGGAGCTGTAGTTGGGAGAACAAAAACAGGATCTTATGTAATAACCGCTGGCCATATATGTGAGCGCGGCGGAGAAAAAATTGAATCAATAGAATCGATTGTTATTCCGGACAATACCAATAAACAAAAACATATAACAAGAAATTTCTTTTTTGTCTATGACTGGGATTATTTTAAATATTCTGCGGAGGTTCTCGACATTGATAATGAAGAAGATCTTTGCCTATTACACGTATGGGGCCTCTTTGCAAAGCCCCTCTATTTAAGCAAAAAGCGTCCTAAAAGAGGAGATAAAGTGTATTCAATGGCTGCTCCTGGTGGAATCTTTCAAAAAAATACCGCGCCATTGTTCGAAGGCTTATTTAGCGGTATGTATAATCATTACGAATTTGATAAAAAAGCAATGTATACAATGCCAGTACTAGGTGGCATGTCAGGTGCGGCTATAATGAACGAAAAAGGCGCATTAGTAGGCGTTATTTCAGCCGGATATATAAGGTTTCATCACATTATGCTAGGCACTAGATACAGCCCAACAATAAGATTTATTCTTCGCAATGTCAAAAGAGACATGAAAATCAGAGGAAGAGAAGCCAAAGACAGCAAGGCTGTAAGATTTAAGTAATTTTGGAATTACAATGCTTCATTTAATTTTCTCATAAAATCGTACATAGCAATACCAGAAGATGTTCCGACATTCATGCTGCGTACTGAGCCGTACTGAGTTATCGATACAACATGATCTGCTAGCGAAAGCATTTCATCTGTAAGCCCAGTCCCTTCTTCACCAAAGATCATGAGAGGATTATCTGGCCAAACAAAACTCTCTAGAGGAACCGACCCCTCTACATTGTCCAGGCAAACGAATGTAAAACTAGATTTAAGAGAAACAAGCCTCCCAGGATCGTTGATGTGAGCAAGATCAACATAATGGTGAGTTCCGACAGCACCGCGCCGGTCATATTTCTTCTTACCGTAATAAAAAACTTTTTCAGCGTTGAAAGCATTTGCATTCCTTATCATAGTGCCAATATTAAAATCGCCTTGCCAGTGTTCCATAAGAACAGAAAAAGGATTGCTAGTGGCTCTAAGAGTTTGTTTAATTTCATCTATTGATGAATTTTTAAACTCATCAGTTACATTATATGTCCATGAGCGCCATCTGTTAATGTCTTTCTCCTTATTGGAAATTGGTGCCCCCTGTAGGGTTCGAACCTACGACCTACGGATTAAAAGTCCGGTGCTCTGCCAACTGAGCTAAGGAGGCTTAGTATACTATTGCGTGACCTTCAGATAGCAATAGCTGGTTGATGTTTTCTTTATCTAAAAATATTTCTGCTAGCAAGCGACCGTATTTTCCTTTTCTATCTTTATGAGTCTTAACTACGATATTTTTATTAAGAATTTTTTTTCTTAAAAAATCTCTTGAAGCTAAACCCTGAGTTCGAGAGGTGCCTCTAACTTCTGGAGCATTAATTCCTAACAACCTAAGTCGTTGTTTTCTAAGAAGTACTCCAAAGCCTAAGTCTATGTCGACAGTCACCGTGTCGCCGTCGTAAACTTTAGTTACATAAGCACTGTATGTGTACATTATAGCTTAACTAAGTTTTTTCGACACCAGTGAAGAGTCTTGGTCTGCAACACGCCGGTGCGAACGTTTTTTACCCGAGCTACTTCTGCTTCTTCGTCAATTTCTAGTAAAATAACTTTTTCAGTAGTACGAGATTTCTTAACATATACTTCGTCTAGCGACAGCTGGATGTTCTTATATTTATTATATTCATTCAGATAAATTTGCTTACTTTTTCTTTGCATAACCACTCTCTCAATAACTGGTGGGACAAGTGGGGCTCGAACCCACGTGTGACCAACTACTCTTTCTACGCTTTATAAGAGCGAGGAGATACTGTCCCATGGTTATACCGTAGGAACATGTATCATGTTGTCAATCTAATAAAAGCTTAAGTTGCTTCTCTTCTTTTCTCTCATCTAGCTCCATTTCTTCGCGAAGCTCTTCATGCTGAAGGCTGGCTAAATGAGGATATTTCGCGAATAATTCAGGGAGACTTAACTTTTCTCTTATTTGAATTTTTCTTATCTCTTGAGCTATTTTTCCCATTTTCTTCCTCCGCAGCCTTGAGATCTCTCTTGATCTTGTCATACCTAGCGACTCTTAGTTTAAAATTTTCAAAAAATTTGTAACACTCTGGTCCGGGGTCTTGACCTTGCTGTCTATAATGTTTGGCGCACATTTCTGCATTAACTGCGTTAGTCACTGCTTCAGATCCGTCTTCGAATCCTAATATATATGCCCTATCGGAAGAAACAGACTGACTATTTGTTGGCGTCGATGCTGGGATCGTAGCCATAGCTAATACTAAAATATATTTGGATATTGTCATTTTTTACCTCTAATCAAGTTTGGTAATTGTCTTTCGAACTTATCTAGATCATCCTCTACAGCTTTTTTAAAGTTTGCTAAATCTCTCTGAATCAAAAATACCTCATCAGATAATTTATTGATTTCATTTTGAATATTCTCAATCTTAATATGCTCTGAATCTTCTTCTTTTACACTCATAAAATTAGTTCCTATAATATGCTCATACCAAACAAGCTCTCTTATATAATAAACTCTTTTATATATAAGTTAAGTTATTTAATTAATATTTTTATTTTTGATCTTTGAAAACTCTCATTTAGACCCGGGCTTCTTCTCAGCGCTGGATTATCCGGACTCATGCCCCAATACTCAGGCTTAAGTACGTACTGTCCATCAACTTTAATAGCTCTGTCACCATGAATTATTATATTTTTAAATTTTTCTGGATATTCATCAGCGCTGCTCAAGCCAAGATCATGGCGAGGAACAAGCACGTCTTCTCTTGTCGTACGTAAATATCGGTCCACATGTTCAGCTTTTGGCGGTTGCCGGGCCTTATCGGCAGCTAGTTGTTGTCTTACTATAGGATGATCCCATAAATGAGCCTGTTTGGGATCTTTAATATATTCTAAAAATAATGGATCTTTCATGAGCCAATTTAACGCGCGGTCTGCTCCGGAGCCTCCGGTTTGTGTAGGTGGTAATATACCAAAGAATTCGCCCGTGGCCCGTCCAGCAATTCGAGATGCTAGTTTTGGGTTTTCGCTAGCAATAATATCCCAGATCCCCAAGAAAAAATCCCAAAAGTCCCCGACGACCGGGATTACTCCGATGCCATATTCAACGGTTATCAGTGCGTATTCTTTTAGTGCCTCTGCGTCAAACGGGTCTTTGCCTTCATTTCTCCGTCGCCCTTGTGCTTTAGCTAATTGCGCCCAGAGCAGGAGCGCCGCCGCCAGGCCGCTGATGGCAACCATTTTGCGCACCGACCTTAATGAATCCGCTAGAGTAGTTTGCTTGAAGTCAGGATCCAGCGGTGAAGCTTTCGTCTTTTTTCGCTTGTCTGGCGCATCATCATCGTCTAAAGGCTTGTCAGGATTCCGCGGATGTTTATCTCGACGATCAACTACTTCTTCATAGCCTTCTAGGTGGAATTTTATTTTCTCCTCAATTTGTAACAAATCGTCTACTGTATAAAATTGCCTGTCTCTCGGAAGAGGATCATCAAGTTCAGCTCTGCCCGGGTTCCACGTTTCCCCGTGACGACCCGGCCGATCATCCCAAATTTCCAGCTCTCCTTGTGAGAGCAAAGCAATCTCGCCATCGTTGAGTGGTCGCGTCCTTCCGGGATTCGATTGATCGGGAACTCTGATATCTCTAAATGTCTTTTCTCTACCTTGTGTTTCCTGTACCTCTCGAAGTTTATTTTCATGATCTTGTCGGAGTTCCTCTAGTTCCTCTGCCTCTTCGACGTCTCCTCGACGTTTCATTAGATCTACTACATCGCCAATTGAATTTCCTCTTTTCCCTTCTCCTATTTTTAATTCTACACCAGACAAGCCAAACCGTCCCGGAGCAGGCTTTTCTTGAAAAAACACGGACATGGGATTTTCGGTTGGTCCGAATGGGCCGCGAAGATTTTTAAGCTTATATGCTTGAGTTTTCCACTCCTCCTTAGACTGAAATCCCAGTCGAAGCCACTTAGGGCGCGTGTCAAGTTTAGCCTTGGCCTTCGGCCACAGACCATACTCGTGGCCTAAGCCCCCCATGAAGGCCGGCCTGTAGACCCATTTATTCTTAACCCAATTAAAGATTTTTTTACGCCAAAATTTTGCTCTGGTACCAGCTTTTTTTCTAAGTTCTGCTTGCTCTTTCGCGTCCTGCTCAGCCGCGGCTATGGCCAGTTCTCCCTCTATGTCCATAAGATCACCGTGCGCGCCACGCACGAGATCAAGCGCTGAATCTTTCCACGCCTTGGTGATTTCTAGCTGCTTGCGAATATGTACTAGCAATTGCTTTCTCTGCTCCGGAGTCATCGCTCTTGAAGTATCCGTCCGGACCAAGCTGTCAACTTTTTTAGCATCTACCATGCCAGAAGAAAGTTGTCTCGGTTGTCTCCTGCGTCGTCCTTGCCGCTTCTGTTTAGGTCCTGAATCAACAGGGTCCGCTTCGGGATCCCTGAGCATATCAGAAGAATATTCTTCTATAGAAAGTAGTGTGCCAGAATTTTGATCTATCTTGAACTCAATTGCTCTTTGTGTTACCTTGTCTAAGAGCACAGGGTTGTTCTGAGAGAGATAAAGATCAACTTCACCAGATCTGATCATTGGCGTCATTGGAGTCACATCCGGAAATTGTTGAGCAACATCTGGAGTTGGAGGAGGCATGGGCCCACCTGAGATAGTTCTAGGGAGATTCCTGCCTGGCTCTGGGGAAACCCTCACCCTTCTTTGTTCTCCGCCTTGATATGTCCCCTCGCCGGCATCTCTCTGCGCTGCTCTTGCCTCTACGCCGGCCTGATACCAATTGGCCATGGCGTGCACCACTTCAACAACCTCACCAGACGGAGAGGCGACAAAGATACGCTCACTAGCCTCAGCAATAATAGACTTTTCAAATCTTCTCCAAGATTTTAAAATTTCTTTCATATTTTACAACACCCTTTAATTAATTAGTCTGTTGCGCCTCTTTATCGCCCCATTCTGGAGGGACTTCTAAATCTTTATGCTTGATGCCTTTTTGCGCAGACCTTTGCTTGACACATGGAGGAAGACTCTTTGCCCGGGCATGAGTGGTCGTCCCCTCGATCCAGGTAATATCTACTCTGTCGCACAGTCCTAGTTTTTCCATTTTTTTGACAGCGCGCTTAACTATTCCAGGGCTGTAGGTAGCATCCAAATATGTCACGTGAACTTTGCTTAGCAAACCATCATCCAAGGACAGTATAAAATTGCTCATGGGCTTGCCTCCAGCACTGTGAGCGATCAAACTTATTTTTCCAAACTGTACAGCGCCTCCGAGCGTATCGGATACATATCTTAAAAAATCACTAGGTAGATAATTGCCTTTTTTCTGAGGATCTGCCCCTAAATTGGGAACTACCAAGACAGTATTTGGCTCTTTTGGAACCCTGGAAGTTAGTTTGTCCAGCCTAGCGCTGTGATCGAAAACTTTCACTCTATATTTGCCATGAAAATACAATATTATATTAATTGGACTTTCTACATCTAGATCGCCAGGGATGCTTAATGCAAAGGGCCTTTCTTTTCCCTGCTCGCCAAAGGCTGCAGATAGGGAGGATCTACTGTCTTTTTGTTCCTGAAAAGTTCGCCAATTTTCAAATAGTTTTCGCACCTCTCAGCCGCCTCCATAGGTCTTCCACAGTTCAACAACCTCTTCGTACTCTTTTATACATTTGCACTCCTTAAGCGCCTCATCGAGTGGTTTGTGTTTTTTTTGTTGTCTCATAACAGTTCTTTGGTTAATAATATATAGTTTTCCTCCACCATATCGTCGCCATCTATAACCTGTACTTCATAGCCCATTTCTTGCAAGACTTTATATTCAGAAGAAGATGTCCATCTTTCGCGAATCATCTCCATGAGCTTTTGAGTATAAGCGCCTATTAATTGAGCTTTTATTTGTAATCCTCCAGATTCGTTAAGAACCGGTGATTTATAAATTTTTCTTACTTGAATTTCCAAAACTTTTTCTATACTTTCTTGTATCTTCTGGCTATCTGGTCCTTTTTTTTCTCCTGACTTAACCTCGTAAGTTAGACATTCACAGATAGTCTTCCCTTCTTTTGTTTTCGCAAAATCTAGTTTAATTTCCTTGGCTACACATTGCTTGTTTTTATTCCAAACACAATCAGTGCATAGACAGTCACACGCAACTTTAGGCTGATCATTGTCTTCTTCTCGCAAATATTTTTGCCAATTTTCAAATAAATTTTTCATTTTTGTTTGACCAGTCTTGTCAATCTTTTGACTTGCTTTTGTAGTTGGACAACTTCTTTTTCAAGATTATCAATTCTAGTTTGAGTTGTGTAATAAAATCCACTAGCAGCAACTGCAAAAGTGATAATTGTTATTAGTGATTTTAAATCTAGATTAAATTTCATATTTAAAAAAAGTGTCGGCCATTATAGGTTCGACACGGCCCAAAATGTCCTGAAGCTTTTATACAGAAAAAGACTGAATCTCCTCTCTTTGTTTTTCCCTGACACGCTGTTGAGCGAATTACTTCTGGAAAACCAAAAAGTCTTTTAAGCAAATTACGTATGTTTGTCAAAATTTTCATACACCAGCCCACTCTTTAAGATCGCTCAACAGAGCGGCTGATCTTTCTTTAGAGGCAACATTGAAGCGAGGCGCCTTATTAGCATATTTTCCATGCCACCAAACATAATCTCCAGCTTCTACCACCATCTCTTCAAAATCGTCCACTATAGTTCGAATTTCATCCTCGTCGATCAAAGCTTTCTCTCCTGCAGCATATATCCCGGATCCGATCGATGTTGTCCACCAGTCCAAACTATTTGCGAGTTTTTGAGGGTCAGCAGCTGGGTCTTCTATTATAGCTATATAACTGTGCACATCTTGTACTACCTCTTTTAGATCCCCAACGATTGGTGATCCTGTCATTTCAGCTAAATGCAAACCATGAACACCGTTGTCCAGAAAAGCATTAAAAATCTTTTGTTCGTCAGATGTTTCCTGTTCTTGCGGTTCAAGCTCACCTTTATCGATAATAGCTAATTCTTTCTCGTCGTCGATCCCGTCGTTGTCTGTGTCAACTTCGATTAAATATTTTCTCCAGTTTTCGAATAGTTTTTGCATATTATTAAATAGTTTTAAGAATTTGAAAAAGGGCTTGAGTCCCAAGTTGGATAAGCTGTTGTACCTCCGGAAATGGCGCCAAAAGTTGCGTGATTGCCATTTCCTGAGTAATCAGTGATGGTGGTTCCACTACCTTCATTAAATTTCCAATACCCCACAAGGCCACTTTGTTTTCTAAGGTCAAACTTTCTTCGTGTTCGTGGTATCTGTGGACCGTTACTATCATACACAGTTGCAACCCAGTCAGCATCTTTTGCGGTATTGAAAATAGCTACTTCACTAAGAGCGCAAGCCCAGCCATTGTTCCAGTTATCTTCATTATTCCTTGCCCCAAAATACATACCACCAGTTGAGCCACCTGTAGCGCTCCAATTGATAGTGTCTGTGCTCCGGAGCACGCCGTTTACATATATTTTACGATCCGCACCAGAAGATGTATCTGAGCGATCGTCATATGTTACTACAAAATGATACCAAGTACCGTCTGTTTTTAGATTCCAGTGGGCGCCCTCGCGAGTCAACAATGACTCTTCTAATGGGACGTCCAACTCTGTTCCGGAGCCATCTCCATCCCTCCATTCTTTTATTCCTTGGCTTTTACCAATACCGAAGTATGATTGACGTTTTCTAAGTATACCAAACACAAATCGTTGATTATTATTATGTCTTCTACCAAAGGCATACATACTATTTCCTACTTCAGCAGGTCTAACCCAATAAGAAACGGTAAATCCTAAATTGAGATCATAATCATCAGGATTAAAGTTAGTTGTTGCATAACTTTGCGATGCGCCGCTGGTGTTTCCACTAAACGTTAAGACATCATTTGGAGTTCTTCCCCTTGCGCGCGGACTGTGGCGTCGTTTTGCTATCAGGTTATCATTCTTGAATTCCGCCATAGCATGTTCGAAATCTAGATCAGCCAATTTTTGATTGAGAGGGTTGGATATCCAGGCATTCCAATCAAGTACCTGAAGTGAGGGTTCACGATTTTGAATTATAATTCTTATTTCTTCAAGCTTTTTCTTTTCTCGTTTTTGACGATCTAGTTGAGCTAATAAAGTATCAAGCTGTTCATTCCATTTGTCTTCAGCTAATTTTTCTTTTGCTTGGATATTCTTCTGGCGAAGACGTTCAGCTTCCTGCTGTTCTAGAAGAAGCTTCTTGCGTGTTGCAATCTCTTCTTGTCTGCGGGCTTCTTCTTCTAATATAGCAATTCGCTCAGCTTCTTTCTTAGCTTCTAGTTCAGCCTCGCGCCGGCGCTTTGCTTCTAACTGTCTTTGTCGCCGCTTAATGTACTCTAGCATCTATATCCCTTGTTTGATAAATGGTGGAGGTGCCGGGAATCGAACCCGGGTCCTAAATATATCCATTATAACGTCATTCACAAGGTTGTTCAGTTATAAGAACTCTGACAAACACCCACCGAGCGCACCACCAAGTTTGTCCTATGGGCCTAACTTGGAAAAACCA